ACCAAATATCTGGCTACCAATTTGATACAAACCTTAGTTCTTTCAGAACTTGGTATAAAGTTCTGCACGAAGGAAACTACGCCTCTGCCTTAGATAGTAAATATCTGAAACTTTCTGGTGGAACATTGACGGGAACACTAACTGTTGGAGATACTTTAACTTCTGCAATGGTAGCTACCATTAAATCAAGTAATGCATCTGGAACTTATATTCAATTTGTAAATGGTACAACACCTACAGTTGAAGTAGGATATAATGCGACTTATGGAGCTTACCTATACAATGATAAACTTGATAGCCATCCTACATTATGTTTAGGATTAGCTGATAATTTAAGAGATGCTATAATATACAAATATGCAGGAGTTAATTATAATGTATGGCATTCCGGAAGTCTTAAACCATACCAATTCACTAATTGGGCTGATACAAGAAGCGTAAATCATGTGCCTAATGACTATGGTAGTTTATTTATTATGAGAGGCATTAAGAATTTAACTACTATTGGGCTTTCAGATAGTGGAGTTTATGCAACTGTATGGGGATGGAGAGGATGGCAGGATAAAAGCGGAGGGCATGCTTGGGAAATAGCTTCAACTAATAACGATTTATATACTCGTCACGGAGAAACTACTTCTTGGACTTCGTGGGCAAAGATACTTAATAGCTCCAATTACAAAGACTATATGCACGATAGATTTGGTACATCTGGTCTTATAGTATATTCTACTACATCCGATGAGATTAACTTTGGAGGCACATATACAGATAGTAGGAATATCTACTTTGGATATAATTCAAAAGATAATAGACCAAGACCTACTGAATATCATTTTGGGCAAAATGATGCAAGTTTACATGGGAAATATTTCCAGTCACATATACCTACTGGCACACAGCCGTTTCAGTGTGTATCTACTACTACGTGTACGAATTTGAATGCGGATTTGTTGGATGGCTTTCATGGCTCTGCGGAATCAACTGCAAATACGTATGTAAGAAGAAATCAAAATAAATATATTAGTGTAAATTATATTAACTCAGATACAGCAAAAAATGAAAACCATGATTTTACTCAAATTATAACTACAGATGATGGGGATAATTATTATAGAAAAGCTGGGATAAGATTTTTTATGAAGCGATTAAACAGCTATACTAAAACTATTGATTTAAAAAGTTTAGATGCTAACAAATATTATCCTATATCTTTTCAATTAGTACAAAGTAAATCATTTATTAGAATTAAAATTTGGAACTGTTTAGATGGTAATAAACCTACTTGGGCTACACATACAAGAGGTTTTGCTGCTGCTATTGAATGGGACACTACTGCAAATGGATGGGGAAGTCAAGACACTCAAAGAATTATATACGCTGATAATTATAAATATTGTGATAAATCTCCTTGCGGTGGTATTGAACAGAATACGATGGCAAGTGTAGAAATTGTATATTTAAGAGGAGGAGCTATCTATTATTATAACAACAACGATAATATAGAAGCTATAATAAACAGCAATGGATATTCTTGGACGAGTAGTACCTATAGCTATTCAGCACCAGTAATAAATAATATAAAGAATCGAGCATACTCATGCTATAATCTTTCCTTAAGGTCTTTTTCAACATTATATTGTAGTGAGATTATATCATATAAACTTAACATAAGTTCTACAAGTACTTTTTCGGGTAAGGCTACATTCAATGGAGGGCTATCTGGAACATTGACTGGCTCTCTAAGTGGTAATGCTACAACCGCTACAACCTTGCAGACTTCACGTACAATAAATGGTACATCGTTCAACGGTTCAGCTAATATTACAACTTCTTATTGGGGAACTACAAGAACGATTTGGGGACAGTCAGTAAACGGGTCGGCAAATGTCAGTGGAGCTATGACTGGAGTTACAAGCATTACTGCAACTGGTCTTATAAGAACTTCAAATCTGTTCTCTGCTGGCGATGGAGGAAGCGATAATGCGTATGGTTATTATAACTGTACTCGTCCCAATACAGCTAATACCGGATATGTATGCTATGCTTTTGTTAGAAGTGGTACTTACGCATTTGGACTGGGATATTATAATAATGAAATAGTTTTAAGTAGCGCAAATACTTCAAGACAATTTAATGCAAGATGGTTACAATTAAATAGTTCAAGATTACTAATTAATGGCAATATAGAGGCAACTGGCGCAGTTACAGCCAAGTCTTCCTCTTCTGACATAAGATTGAAGAAAAATATCAAAGAATACAATGCTTTGGATATTATTAACAAGTTAAAGTCGGTGAAGTATTACTGGAATGATACCGCAAAAGCAAATTCTCCAATCTTTAATGACAATGAGGAGCATTACGGACTTATTGCACAAGACTTGCTAATAAATGGATATAGTCAATGGGTAAGTAACTGTTTTAAAGATTATTATGTAATACAATACGAACGTTTAATACCCGTATTATGGCGAGGTATTCAGCAAGTAGATAATGAGGTAGCTACCCTCAAAAAGAAGATAGCTACCTTAGAAAAAGAACTTAGTTCTGTAAAGAGGCAACTAAGCCTTTAAGCCTATTAATCTCTGATTTAGCATGTTCCAATTCCTTTCTCATTCGTTCTTGCTCTGATTCAACAAGACGGATAGAAAGGATATTGGCTTGCACAGAACCAATGATTGTTGCGATAAGGTCGGGAGATAAATAATTCAAGCTACCATATCCATATTCGTCTTTTTCGTGGCAGAAATTTGTGATACCAGCTTTCACCGCATTTTGATATACAAGTCCGGTATGACGTTTATTGTCTATCCTATCTTGGTATAAATCCAATGCTTTTTTGTTATAATTATAGTCATAAACTCTGCCAAGTTTTAGTAGTCTTTCTCGGTAATCTATAAGCCCATCGTAATTCTCTTTTAATCTAAAGTCAGAAGTAGCTTTAGCAGTGATTGCAGCCGTAGCAGTAATACTTCCAGTAAAAGCCCATGTGCTACCATCATATGCCATAACATACGATTTATTTGTAGAGATTGTCGGATTAGCAGTACCTCTCCACCAAAACCAAGACCCGTTTGAATGACAGCCAAGTCCCATTGTATAATTACCTCCAACGATTTCAATACTATCATTGCTCGTATTTGAGAACCTTGCTCCTACATTAAAAGAATTAGCGCCACTTGCAGATATTCCCGTGCTATTTATCAAACCATGCAGGGTACAATCTCCAAATTCCATATTTGCCCAAGATGAACCGCTTCCTGCCCGCCAATACCATTTTTTAGGAACAGACCTACCGCCATAACTTGCACCTCTATAATTAACATAAAAATCAGTGCCTCCAGCTATAATAATCTCATTTCCACCGCTTGAAAGTTCCAAATAAGAACCATTTTGGGTTATACCAGATGGATTCATATAAAGACCAGAATTAGCATAGACCCAAGTTCGAATATACGCATCTATAAATCTATTGCTACTTGAACCTATTCTGTAATTATTATTGCTTAACGGAAAGATATTACCAGAATACATTCCACCATAAAAAGTTGCTTCCCCTCCAAAAGTACTTGTAGAACTTATGTCGAGATTATAACTATAAACACACTTCCATCTTAAATCAGTAGTTCCCAAAAATATTGAATTACTAAGATGGGGTTTAATATTTTGATAATATGTATCTTCAATAGAAGATACATATGTAATCCCTCCTTGTGTCAGTGTTGTACTAAGACTACTATTAATCTCAGAGTTATTAATAACTTCTGCATTATTTCCATTTGCCTTAGTTTTATATTTTATACGGTATGGCAAAGTGATAGTTGATAATCCTCCTGCAATAGTTGAACGAATAACCCCTCTAAAATAATAACTATCTATTCTATTATCCCGATATGGGATTTCAATACAATAATACCAAATGTCATTATACTTACATTTTTTTAATACATATTGATTAGATAAAAAAGAGCTTATTGATTTTATATTCCAAAAAGTAGTATTATAAATAGTCGAAATCTTCACATCAACCCAAAAGCATTGATTAGCTCCATTTGTATATCCAGATATAGTACCATCTATAGTATTAAGACCGCCTAAATTAGTTGTAGCAGGAATAGGTAACAACAGCAATACTTCATAGCTATAACTTCCTACACCACTCCAATATCTATGTTGAAAATGTTCATCTCCACTTAGAAGCGAAAACTCTCTATTTAATCCAATTATATTTTTATTTACTACTAATTCGGTTGATATAGTAGATGTATTGTTGTCCCATTTTTGCCACGGATTTGAATAAAGTCCAGCATAAGCATAAGAAACAGATTGCCCAGCACCATAAAAACCAAATTTTACTGGAGTAGAAGAATTATTTATATTAGCACCAAATCCTCTCTCCCATCCTCCGGTTATAGAGCTACTAATATCTATATAAAATTCTCCCAATTGAGAAGATATTCTCGCAGTTGTTTTTCCAGTACCTACGACTAAATTTCCCGTCATAGTATCACCAGCCTTTTTGACGTAGGTAGAATTTAGGATGCTACTGTAGTTCTCTGAATCAATGAGTTGTTTCCACGAACCAAAACCAGATATATTATAGTCTTTATTGCGGTAATAAATATGTCCTCCTTTACCAGAAGAAAAATAAAGTTGAGGTTGCCAATGAACTGAACGGGTACTACATATCTCCATAGTATTCCCATAGGTCGTAGGCATAATATCTCCTGAACCATAAGTTTCAAAGAAGTTGACCCTACTACTTCCTGCTCTATTCGTATTATTTATATTATCTATACTCGAATCTGCGACTTTGACACTTCCAGAAGCATAATTAGTGCTATTATTTGAATGTAGGATAGTCCAAGTATTATAGGTTAAGAAGTTATTCCCTATAATAAAACTATATTTCCCAGCAGCATCATTCCAAACTTCTGCACTCCCCAATGGATTTAAGAATATACGTTGTACAGTATTTTGATACCCAATTTCGGCAATTCTTGTATCTGATGCGGCATTATTCCAAATGATACCTCTTCTATAATTAGAAGTATCTGTTTGCATTCTAATAGAAAATTCAGCCGCATTTTTCAACTGTAATCTGCCAGTCATTTCATCTCCTGCCTTCTTCACATAAAGAGCGTCTGTATATTCTTTATAATTTCCTCCGTGGAGTATTCTGTACCAAGTTCTGAAAGAACTTGCACCAACACCTCTAAGGTAAAAATCATCAGAATTATAGGCTGCTCTTAATTGGAATAACCTATTTGCCGCAGAACCAATGTTTAATACAGTATCATTAGCACCAGTAGTTCCATATGCAGTACCATTTGCCTCCCATACAGATGTCTTAGATGCTGTAAATGTAGATACAGTATCTATCGCAGTAGAGGTTATTTGAGCATATCTCTCTAAATGGTTAGCGGTAGTAGCAATATTGCCTTTAGTTAATGTCAGTACTCGCGTACTATTGTCATAAGTAGCGTTGGTAAGGACATTTCCCGTTCCAGTAATAGTAGTGGAAGGGTAGTTTGGGAGCGTAATATACTTGCTTGTGTCTGGCGCATAAGTTTGGTCGTTAACTTTGATACCAGCAATGCCAGTACCTCCACCACCATTCTTTTCAAGTTCAGTAATTCTACTTGCCAACTTGTTGATAGTGTATGCGTTAAAGGTGTCTGATAATGTTGAATCAGCAAAAGTGCCACCTAAACTTGAATATCCATAAACGGTGTCAATAAGACCGCCTCCTCCACCGCCACTACCGGAACTGATACCTTTTGCAGATACAGCACCGCTTGCGTAGAAGTTAACAGCCGAGCCATCTTCTTTGTAGACTTTAATAGCATTATTGGCACTATCCACTCCAATGCGATACCCAGTTGTTCCTATTTCGATGTAGTCGGAAACTGTCAATTTCTGCATTGGATATTGTGGTATCATGTAGCTAATAGTCTTCGGAGTTCCAGAACGATATACAATCTGGAATAGAGAAACATAGTCGCCAAGCTGATTTTCTTTGATGATGAATGATTGTGGGTCAGCATGGAAAACACCATCAGTCCCCCACCATACAGCACCACTTGCAAGGTAGCCAGAGCCATCCATACGAATGATAGCCTTTGCTACATCTGATGGCATGTTTGCTTCTGTATAATCTGCTCTATCCTTCATAGAACCTCCATACCAAGAAGCAATACCTCCACCGACCTTAGTAGCATCATAGACACCATTCATACCGGACATTACTTTAAATCCAGCTACCGGGTCAGTATATCCCAGCATGTTTAACGCATTCTGAATAACGCCACCTTCGATTGTGGTACTCTCTTTCCACGCTTTCTTTAGATATTCATAACCAGCCAAATCTTTTTTAACGGTATCTACTGCTGCCTTAGCTGCGTCACTGATGGCATTCAAAGCTGCCGTTCTTTGATTGTAGTATGCAGATTGCTTTGAAGCGAAGTCAGAAGGTATAGTTATATTTTCGGGAGTAGAAGCAGATAATGTAACCAACACTGCACGATAATTGCTATGAGCATTCAGATAACCCGTAGGGCTACCCAATGAATACAAAGTATATCCTGCTGTAATATTTGTCTTGTCAGCGTCTATACGAACTATTTCATCTTTGATTGATTGCTTTTCAGTAGGAGATATAACCCCATCTTCTGCCCACTTATCCAATCTTTGTTTAGCTGCTTCCGCTTCTGCTTTAGCTGCATCTGCCGCCTTTTGAGCCTCTTCCGCAGCTTTCTTCGCATCTTCTGCGGAAGTGTTTATTTTGTCTTGGATAAAGTTGTTGGCTGCATTCAAATAAGCTATAAAATCTCCATATTTGGTATTGAAGGTGTCGTACCTACCATCTACCAAAGCGACTTCCGTTGAGGTAGCTACTCCGTCAGCTATGGCATCATCAATAGCAGTAATAAGCTCGGTAGTTGCCACATTAAATCCATCATAAGCGGTTTTTAGTTCTACCTTAGCAGTACCGGACAATAAAGGATTACCATAAACCTTAGAATAAGATTCAGCTACGCTCTTCTGTATTGATTTAATTGAGTTCAAATATTTCTTAATCGCAGCAGCTTCTTGTCTGTCAACAATACCGTCTTTAAAGGCTTCGTCTGTGAAGTCTTTCATATTGGTTACAGTCTGCTTTGCGTCATTGGCTTCTTTCTTAGCTTCTTCTGCTGCCTTTTGCGCTTTAGCTGCTTCAAGATAAGCCTTTGAAGTGTCATTATCTGCAATCTGCTTCCATCCCCATGTATCTCCCGTCTTTACCCATCTCCATGATTTGCCTGCATCGGAAGTAGTTTCATCATCGACATATTCTTGGATATTGGTAAATACATCACCTTCATGCCGTTTTTTCAAAGCTTCTGTGTTCCAATCAACTGCTGGCTGATTAGTAAGAGTTGGTGTATATTCTCCGTACCAAGTTTCCTTTACTCCATCTATCTGGTCTTGAAAGCTGTTGAATGTTTCCTCAACGTCTTTGCCGGATTTAGTTACAAGTTTACCTTTTATCTCAACACCAGTTACCGTATCAAACTTCATATAGCTGCTCTTATCTCTTGCTCCGATATAAGAGTTGCCATAGACGTTCATATAAGCGAGATTTGTGGTCTTATCAACACCATAGGACACATACTCTTTGTTGAGGTATGAATAGCTGTTTATGCCAGCATATAAAGTCATACTTGGTGAGAAAGTGTCAACTGCACTAAAGATAATTGCATTCTGTCTTGTCTTGTCCTCTACATGAGTAACACCATTTGCATCAACAAAGGTCTTATTACCTAATTGGCAAATGGTATCTCCTACTCGTGGTGCATCACTGGCTGCATCAGCATCAGTTTTTGAGATGTCAATGTAATTAGTTCCTACGTTTACGACTAAACGCCAGAAGTAATGATTTGACACATTCTCATAAACTCCCTCCTTAATATTGAAGTCTTGTGCTAAAGCCATATCCCCAGCGCGGAAACGATTATCTAACGCTTCTGTACCATCATCTTGATAGAAGTAACATCTCCAATAGTCCCAAACATTCTCGCCAGTCTTGTTACCTTCTTCGTCAAGTATATCATTTCTATCTTCTATCTTGATACATTCGATTGCACCACCGGGAGTAATCATTTGGCGACCTCCGATAACTCCGGTCTTGATAATCTCCAAAGCATAGAACATGGCTTTCATTCTTACTGTCAGATAATCAAGCTCTGCATGTGATTTTCCGTCTGTATCTGCATAGAATATACCGCCCGTACTTCCGGTCACATAGCTACCGACTTTCAATCCACGCAAGAAAGTTATCATTCCTTGTGCGGTATCATCTTTAACTCTGCTGAGTTTTTTGTTCAGTTCGCCTACAATGTCAAGTCCATAAATAGCTTGTAACTGTGCTACTTGGCTTCCTAACTTGCTAAGTCCATCAGCTATCTGTCCTATCTGATTCAGTACAATAGACACTTCGTCCGTTAAGGTAATATTATAAGTAGGAAGGGGATTTGTACCATATTGGATTGACATTTCCTTTACGGATAATTCCATAGCGTCCTCATTGTCTTTATACAAGAATCTGACAATAGTATTAGGCTTAATCTGCGCAAGAATTGCTTGGTTTGTTTCCAAGAAGTGTTCGTCGAAGCTCAAAGGATAGTCATACAAAGGCATATTATTTTCAAGCATATATCTTTTCATGGCAACGTCCAAACGTTCTTGTGCCTTGTCTATATATGCTTGTGGCATTTCAATGTGCAATATGACAAACTTGTCGCCAGTTTTAACTTGCTGGAACTTGCTTGGCATTATCGTACCAAATGTATCTAAGTCCTTTGTCAGTTTAATAGTAATAGCTTGGTCTGTACTGTCTGGATATTTAGCATAGTCCCTCTGTTCTCCATTTGGTTTGAATACAATGTTTCCAGCTTCATCAGTTACATAGAAGTTCTTTTTTACATCTTCCCAATCTACTGCTACCTCGTAGTTAGCTCCTAATGTGTCACCGGACTTCATGGAGAAGGTCATTCCACTTGTAACTGCTGCTTGTGCATATAAGTCAAAGCCAAGAGGATAAAGCGTCACATCAAAATACGACTGTCTAACCTCTCCCGTTTCGGGGTCAATATAATCATCCCAGCCACCTTCCGGTACTATTACTTCTTTGAACAAGTCAATAGCTTGTCCCTTGTATGTCATACCTTCAATAGTAGGTCGTATGCTGGAAAATTCTTGGATATGGAATACTGGTGCAAGAGGATTGATAGGAGTAGGATAGCTGCTATCTGCGTCATAGTAGTCAATAAGAGGGTCTTTAGAACCAAACAAGACTTTATTTCTAACAGCCTCTACATATACTGATGGCATTAACGTGTCACGAGTATATGGGTGCTCAATGCGATTTCCGTCTGCATCTGTAATTATAGGATAGCCATACGGAATATTAATGTTGCTACCATATCCAGCAATACGAGTAATGACCTTATTATTCTTTGGTGTGCAATCATTGTTTTTTAGTCCTACACCTTGTCCGAATTTGAATATGTATGGCTTGTTTTCATTGTCAAGTATTTCCTTAGATGGCTTGCCAAACCAAATAGTATATCCATCAACTACAAATGGAACTTTCCATGTTTCGTATGCAGTCTTGCAAACGTCTGAAATAAATTGATTACTGAATGATAACACATCACTCATTGTCCCATCATCTACAAATGTTGGCTGTAACTTGCAAGTCCATTTAGTTCCGACAAGACATGAGTTGATTTTTTGAACGAACATGCTTAATGTACCAATCCACGAGAAAGTCCGTTTTTCGCTACGATAACTTTCCTCACTGCTACTAATAGCAATGTCAGTAAAGGGAATGTTGTACAATTCAATCATTTCATGGTAGAAAGTACAACTATATTTAGTCATTCCCTTTGCCTCGCTGTTTTCCGAAGTCATTCCTTTTCTAACAACTACGGGAGGATTTTTAAGAATGTACTTTATTCCTTTATACTCTACATATTCTTGCAGAGTAAACGAAAGTGAATTGTCTTTATAATAAAACTCTCCTTCTATCTTGTCATTTAACGACATAACAATAGTTGAGAAAGTGTGTTTTCTCAAACTGATGTCATGGAAGGGAGTGCCATCTTCATTGTATATATTCAGTATAGGGTTTACTTCGTTCGCCATTTTACGTAGTATTTAATTCCGATTATTCCTATGATTGTTGCATTAATTAGTAAAAGCCACCAGCACCATGATGGAACATGCTTCTTAATGACTTCTTTCTCCTTAATGACTTCTTTCTCTTGATATATAGTATCGTTCTGTATGACTGTTCTGTCTATGTACTTGATTTTTTCAATATACTTAGTATTAAAAACAGTATCGCCTTTTTGAATAACAGAAAAATAGATACTATCTCTTGTGTGTACTGTTAAAGTGTCATGCCGTTCTTTGATAATCTCTTTTATTTCTGTATTTTTCTCCAAGTCTTTTGCAGTTCGGCATGAAAACAAAAGAGGCAAAAGGATTATTAGGAGAAGAACCTTTTTCATCCTTTGAAATAGGTTACTTTGCCATTACTTCCATCAGTACGTACATCTAAGTGTACCCAAGTGACATCTTGTTCCAAGCGTACCGGATAAGGAAGAAGTATCTGATTTACCTTAATCCAATTACGAACTTCCAAGGCGGTCATTCCCTTCACATCAAAGTCCAGTGCAGTTCCTTGCAGATGTGCAGATACATATACCTTCTCCAATCGGGTCTTTTCAGCTACTAATTGGCATACATTACAACGAAGTCCTCTTTGCGTTAGACCTCCTCCCGAATGCCAAGTATTGACAGTTATAGGCTTGCCAAGCTTTTCTCGTATGACACACATTGTTTCAAGCAGCCGTGGGTCAAAAAACGTCCACGCCATTTCTCCAAACTTGTTATATACATGCTTGCAAACAAGCTCTTTGATATTGAAATAGTTCTTTATATTCATAATCAGTCCTCCTTCTTTTCATTCTTTTCACAGCCTCTACATTCTTCACATTCATGTGCCATATCAAACTTTGCTTGCTTTAACAGCACCGGACATTCTTCGCTTGGTACTTTGCAAATGTATGCTTGCCGTATAGAGATAACTTTTTCTTCATACTTCTTTTTCAGTTCTGAAAGGTCGTTTTCAATACGGGTTACTTCCTTGTTCACATACGTCTGTATGTTACTGTAGCTTTTCTCCATTATTGATATTGACTTTTCAAGGTTCGTAATCTCAACTGTCCGAGCCTCTGCCATCGCTTTCTTGCGAGAAGGTTTCATATTTACAAGTGAAACTATTCCACCTAAGAAACCTCCTCCTCCAAGTATTGATACTAAAATCTGCGTCCAATCCATGATATTATTATTTTAAACGTTGCTACTGTAAGTAGTTTTATTAGGAGTTTCGATAATCTCTGTATTGTTGTTCTTGCTTATCCGTTCAGCTTTTTCAGCTTGCTTGATAGCATCTTCTTCCTCTTGCTTCTTCTCTCTTTCTACTCGGTCAAGTTCATCCGGTGCAGAAGACGGAGATTCTTCAATCAATGTTTGTCGGGAAATCCATTTAGATTCCATAGCTAAGTTGGTAATCTTAGTATTGTTGGTTTCCATGCTCCAAATATTCAGCTTGGCTTTAATCTTCAAATCTGTATAAGCATTAGTCTGGTCTTCTTCCAATCCTAACATCTCTTGGAAGAGATAGGTTATCTCATTGATAGAATCAGACCAATCAGCAACACTTTGAGTAGCCAACGCAATATCATTACGCATAGACAATGCAATACCGTTGCCACCGCTTCCAGTATTAGTGATATCCTTTGGAGTGATAAAGCTGACAGATGAAGCAATTGAAACTTGTTCCAGCAAATATTCCAGATAAGCAATCATACTTTCCGGCTCTGGGAACTCCAAAGTCTTTGCTTCTGTCTTGTAGCTTGAACCTTCGTCTGCCGGGAGATTGATAACCAATGTGCCGTTATCTCGCTTGAAACTGTCTTCATTCATTTCCCCTTTTAAGACTAATCCCCAAGTACCAAACCGCTTTAATGTCACAGCATGTATATTTGTAAGCAATTCAATTATCTCAATTATACTTTGAGAATATTCCCAAGCTACTTTGCCTCTATGGTAGACAAGAGGATTACGGCTAAACCCATGAAGAATCCTTTCAGTAACCCATCCATTATTGGTAGGTTCTCCTTCTTTGCTTCGTATTGAACGATAAAGGTACTTATCATCGAATGTATCAATGACTTCTGTCAAATCATCTATCTTATAAAATAAGGAGCGTGAAATTTCTTCTCCATATTCATTGTAGTTGGGTATGACAGAATATCCATCATCATAGGAATAGACTTTAACTGTTCCCTTTTTCTTTATAGGGTCAAATTTGAATAGTACGCCAGCATCGCCAACCTTCTTCTGCTTGGATATTAGTTCGTACTTGATTTGCTCCATATTCCTCATGTTCCATTCCAGCTTGAAGTTCTGAAACTTCTTACTGATGGTATCGTTCTTCTCTATATTACAGAGATTAAAAGAAATAGGATTAGCAGTAAGATGAAGCACATGTGCCGCATGAATATTCTTTTGCAAAGAAACTGTCAGCACAAGTTCATCTATGACTATATCAGTATCTCCAACTCTGACTGCAATCTTAGGAATTGAATTATTATACTTTATATTGTGTAGAGAAGGGTCGTACTCTCTCAGATAGAGGTCTTGTGAAACCTCTTGCAATGTCAAGTCGCTCAACTGGGCAGTTGATTTTTGGTTAAGTGTAACATCACCAATATAAGTTTTACACGACTGAAATTTTCCACCTCTTGTAAAAGGCTTCTTCAATAACAGCCGCGTTGGTTCTGACAAATACCAATCAATGTTTTTTCTCGTTATCATTTTTATATGCTGCTTAAAATTTTCAATATCTTATCTGAATTAGTAATCTTTCCTCTCTCCCTTGTTGGTTGTGCAGTACCATTTACTTGGTTCATTATATCTTCAAGAGATAATTTCCTTCTCAATTCTCCACCAGTAGCACCAGCCAATTCCCTATAACAGTCATAACACAATCCCCCACAAAGCATAATGATATTGTCTGTAAGGTCGGGAGAAAAGCCTTTTATCAGAGCATGTTGTTCCTTCTTTCCTTCAAACTGTATTCTTCCCGAAGGCAAGCGTTTAAATTTGAATATTCTACTCTCAAATTGCATTTGCTTTAAGACAGTAGTAGAGCCTTCACGCTTTAGCTTCTGATGTGTATATCTCATTTTAGCAAGCTGTCTGTCATAGGTTATCAATCCAGCCTTTATCATTTGGGTAGCAAGGTGTGCAGCTTCATCTTTAAACCTTTCATACAGTTTCTTTCCCTTAGCAGTTGCGGCAATCGCTCCGGAGAATGCGACACCTCCACCATTTGCTGATACAAGATTGAAAATCTCTTTTAAGAAACCGTTACCTTGCACATCAATGATTAGCTCTTTATCAGTCAATCCATGCTTAACCATAAACTGCTTAATCATCTTTACAGCTTCAAGATTAGAGTTTTTCATGCAATATTGTATATCGTCACAATGGAAACCTACCCAATGCTTCATTACAAAGTTATCCTCCCCAGTAGTTGCCATATCCACGGTAATACGTTCCTTCTTACACTTACATGGAGAAACATGAGTAAACATGTTGAGAATATCATCCTCTGTCACTTCGGAAAGATTATCCTCCTCTTCTTCTTTTTCGTCTTGTATAGAGAAATTCCAATTAGGTTCATACATTGAATCTGCAAGCACAGATGTTGCAGCCATAGCACGATACCCCTTGTTTGCTTTAAGCATGGCTTGGTTATCTCTTACATCAAAAGTAAAGAATACCATGCTCATAATAAAGTCCTCATAAGACATATCCGGGTCAATCTGCAAAAGGTTATCTATAATGTCTTTGCATTTAGAATAAACCTCTTCCTTAGTATTTCCCCAATAGACTTCATCCAAGTTACCCTTTACAATGTGGAAGAACCGAACAACTCCATTCATTTCTTTAATGGGTTTTCCATCATCTCCAATCCATCCACCACCATTCTTGCCACAGCCACATAGCTTACGTATGAAGCATTCACGTTCCGGATTTTGAGCAAGATATATTTGAGCTTTACCCTTAGTGTTTGCACGCAGACGGGTTTGACAAGTAGAAATAGTCCTCCATTCAAATTTATTGCATTCCTCAAAGATAGCCTTCTTGAATTGTAATCCTTTGAATATCTTATCTATTACAGTAGGACTTTCATTATTTAACTGCTGGAATTTAATTTCAGAGCTATTGAAAAACTTCACACCCATATCGTCTTGAACCTTAATGACTTCTCCAATAGGTTCTCTTGGTTGTATTCTGAAACGTCTATCAATAAGCGGATATATTTCTTTAAGACCATCCACTACTTTACCAGCGTCAAAAAAGTCGCCAACATTACGCATGAACCATACAGCTTTTGCCCCTTGGTTTTCATATAGATATGAAATTGGAGCATAACCTAATGTAAATGATTTTCCTCCACCACCACTACCAGTAAGCACAACATAGTCAGCATTGCTTCGGATGGCTTCATATTGGCAACCCGGCAATGGACTAACAATTTTGTCTTTCTGTATTTTCTCGCTCATAATGGTTCTTTATTTTTCTACAAAAATACGCAATCTAAGCTTCGATATATGCCACTTATCGAAAAACAAGCTACATACCTTAAAATAAATATGCTACTTTTTCGATAACCACAGTATGAGTAATGAAAAAGCTATTTATTTTTGTTCAAAATAATAAAATCATTGACGAACAATGGCACAAAAAGAAGAAGTTTTATCTAAAGTTAATCAGATTTGCGAAGAACGTAATTTTGATTTGAGTGAAACATTCAGAGATAAGTTCTCTGAGAAATTTGCAGAAGCTTACAAGGATGCTCCGATTGAAGATGCTGGCTTAGTAGCCGCATTGAATATTTCAGTTGAAAGTAGCGGACATGCAAGAAAGAACGCATTCTCAGAAGCGACTAAGGGATTTGAAGCTAAGGAAGCTGAATATAAATCTCAGATTGAAGAATGGAAGAAAAAGGCTGAAAAAGGTAATGATGGTGGAGAAGGCAATCAAGAGCCTCCGAAATTTGAGTTGCCTGCCGAGTACAAAGAGAAACTTGATAGGCTGGAAAAGTTTGAATTGCAAGAGAAAACGAAGTCTGTTCGCAATCAGATATACGATACAGCCAAGTCTAAGGTGAGGGAAGATTTACATGAATCTTTTCGTAACTATCTTGGTAAGCAGAATATCGCAATTGATGCTGATGTTAATGCCGAGGCAGAAAGACTGCTGAAAGATTATCAAGATATATTCAGAAGCTCTATTGGTGATATTACACCATTATCTCCGGACGGAAAGAAAACAACAATGGAAGACTACCTTGCTGCCATAAAACCCGTCAAACTTTAAATATTAAAAAAATGGCACAATTTAATTTAGAAACCTTTTTTGCTTCCGCTAAACAATTTAGAGGTGGCAAGTTCGTATGGTGGAAGGACGCCAATCACGAGGAACGTTCCAATGTTCTCTATGGCTCTACCATTGCAAACCCGTATAAGGGTTTTGGCTATGCTTTTGCGGCTGACTTGTACGAATACAGATTGTGGAAACCGGGTTTCCTTCTGAAAACGTTTAAGGTGGCAAAGGCTACTACTGCTGACACAGACACTACTCTGTATGTAGATGGTTCTGGCTATTCTCACATTCCCGAAGTAGGCAATGTACTTATGAAAGCTCCCGATACAGTTGAAACTGCGGGACAGTCTGGTAAGGTTACATCTGTTGAGTTCGATGAAGAGAACAAGCAGTTTATTCTTACTGTTGACACTGCAATCGGTGCTCTGACTACTGATGATATTTTGGTTGAAGCTGCTGATAGCAATGGTGACGTTGCAACTGCTGCTGCTGCCGACGCTACTGTGTTGGTTAAAAACCCGAATACCTTCATCGAAGTAGATACACAGTTCGCTCCGACTGATGGTCGCTGGGGAGTTACAGATGTTCAGCACAACATCAACACTGTTTATGGCAAGCGTGCATTTGTTGAACGTATGCAACCGCTTCCGAAGTATGTATTGGCTAAGAACCGCAACTACATCGAAGGTGTATTTGAAATCTAAAGGAAAGGAGTAGAATTATGGCAAACGCATATAAATATCAATTTAATCCCGACGAGTTAGTAAGCCAACTCTATCAAAGAGGCTTGGTAAACTCTGACGGTACGAGCGCATTTATTCAGACGCTCATTGACGAGAAAATCGTCATGGATGCAAACCAGTTCTTCTGGCAGGAACACTTTACTGTTGATGGTGGCAAGTACCCTATTGACATGAGCCGCCCGAAGCTTGACCCTGCTTATACTATCTATAATGTTACTCGCCGCCCCGTTCCGATGGCTGATGCAATGACACCGTTGAGTGAAGTTGCTCAGATGGATAACGAAGGCTGGGAACAGAGAACTGGTACTATCCCTCAGTTCGGTAAAGGTTTGTTTGAAACTTCTCTTTCAAAAGAGGAATTGAAAGCACGCTTGAATGAACTTGGTGAAGCTAATGCTACTTTGTTGGAAGGTTATGTACGTGGTGTTGCTGACTTGATTAAGACACACAACTACCGTCTTTCTAACATTGCCGCACAAGCTTTGTCTAAGGGAGGTCAGTACAGCAATGCTGATTCTCGTGGTATGTCCGGTGTTGTACATGAGTTCCCGAAGTATGTGCCTGCTGAAAACTTTGTTAAGGCTGGTAAGGAAGTATGGACGAACGCAGAAGCCAACATTCCGGAACAAATGGCAAAGATTGAGAAAGATTTCCGTGACCGTACTGGATTTACTGGTACAATGGAATGGGATTTGCCGTATGACATGGTTATCACTCACTTGCTGAACAACAAATACTTCAAGGAAGAAGTTAACCGTTGGATTCGCTTGTATGCGCCCGATAAAGTTATTGTTGTTACTAATGGTGCTTCTGGCATTGATACTAACATCATTTCTTGGGAGCAGCTTATTCAGTATTCTCGTTCTTCTGTATCTAAGATTTCTCCTATCCGCATTGTGAAAGAGGAACAAGTGGTACAAGACATCAAAACGATTAAGACTGTACAAGGATGGAAGGCTGGCGTAGCAGTTCTGCGTCCTATTGGCTTTGCTGGTCGTGTTGTTCACTCTGATGTTGCCGATGTTATCTTGTTGCAGCGTGAAGCAAACAAGACGATTGACTATTCAATCGCTTCTGCACAGAATGACTTGGTTTATATTATTAACAAGGTAGTTCCTAACGGTATCTACAAGGCATATCATACTGATGCTATCGGTCGTTATATGCCAGTGTTGACCGAGTTTATGGAACACATTGTTGTTGATACTTTGACTGCTGATTCTTAAACTTGGAGGGTTATATATGACTATACTTGAATGGCTTTCTTCATCTTGTCGGTATTCGTTTGAGGAGAATACATTTATGAGAATTGCTCTTGACCGCGGCATCACAGATGTAAACGAGGATGCTATGACGTTGACCCAAGAACAAAAGGATTTAATGACTGCCGATATAATATTTACCGCAGTGTTGTTAAGCCCTTCAAGTACAGCATCTCAATCTGCCTCTCATAATAACTTCCAGCGTACAGTTGGGTCAGAGACGGACATCTATCAGAGTAATAAAATAAGTTATGCTTTGGGCATATATAAGAGATACAATGACCCTAATTACGAGGTTCTTATCTCTGCTCGTCCAAAGATTAAACTCTTGAAAATTATAGATGTGATATGATTTCATTCAGTGACATAGAAGAATTTCCTTTTTCGGGACGTATATACAGAATCATCGAAAGTTCTATGGGCGACGATGAAGAAGATACCGTCTACGAAGGAGTAATGGACGTGAATCTTTCTGTTGCTGAATCCGGTTCGACCGCTCAAACAAGCGACTACGTTGTTTCTATTCCTTTGATAAAAGGAGAGGACGGGAAGTATATTAATCCAGTACGTAATGAAGACTGGATAGAATGTGATGTTATGGGAGAGCAAATTAAGATGCAAGTTGATAACAGCATACCTTCGATGTTAGGTGCTATAACTATATATGCAAATAGAAAAGGTGGATGGCGATAAAAGTAAAAGTTGATTTGAGTGGTTTGAAAAGGGTTCGGCAAGAACTGTTTGACAGACTTGCTGGCGAGCAAACCCAGCGACTAATAGCCTATGCACCCGAATTGTTGAAGAAAGCATATTCTGAAAGCGGATTTACCGACCAGACTTACAACTTGGCTGATAGTTATATTTGGGCTGTGTTCTATCAAGGCAATTTGAAGGGGAGCGGCTACTTGTATCCGTATCAGATGGCAACTAAAAACTCAAAGTATCATGGCAAGCTGATAGATGGAAGAAAGCTTGCTGACGAGTTCTTGGCAAACTATACTCCTGCCACTTATATAGGATGGGATTTGGTGCTGGCAGCAACAGTGCCTTATGCTCCTATATTGGAAGGAGGAAATACTGGAAATCCAAGACGAAGGTTTGAGGTGTTATCAACCATATATGACGATATTAAGGAAGATTTTGCAGGGAAGGCAACTGTTAAAACAATAGGGATATGAGCGTTCCGTTTCAAGAAAAAGTAATTGGTGAAAGATTATATCAAGTAATCAATAGAGGTGTAGTGGGGACACCATCAAGAATATATGAATATCCTTGTAAACAAATCCCATGAGCGTGATTGATGCAAGGCGAATGCCGATATACCAATATGTTTATTCTCTCTTCATAGATAAGGTTACAAAGTACATCTATCCGATGGAAATGCCTACCAAGTTGGAGGAGGAGATAAATGCTGGCGGTTTCATGGTTATCCGTCTGGGAGAAATTAAGGATAAGAGCCAGTTCAACTTGAATGCTCTTGCGAGCGTTCGCGTGACAGTTGAGATGTATATTCCTCCCAAGACAAGAGGTCGGCTTGATACCACCTTGCTGGAAAAGTATGAAACAAGTATATCCGACATTGTAAATGCAGAAGTTGAGAAAGCCGGAGAAAAATACGACATCTCAACTGACGGTATATTGTCAACTGATGATATATATAATGAGAGCGACAATCTGTTCTTCATGTATATTAAATCATTTATAATCAATATAAAATAACTATTTAATAATTAGACGAGATGGCTACACAAGATTTGTTGACTTACAAATGTAAGTCTTTAGGCTATGCGGAAGTCGGGGCTGGTGCAGAAGCTTCTTATACTCCTCTTATGGGTGTGTTGGAAGGTTTGTCTATCAGTCAAGAAACCGCAAGTGAAAGTGCTATTAACGGTGAGTTCTATGATACTCCGCTTGAAAGCGTGGGTACACTTGGTTCTTACAAGATTGAATTTGACTTGGTTAAGTACAAACCGGAAGAGATTGCCGCTATGGAAGGCGGTGAGTTTACCGCTGCTACTGGCTTGTACACAATGCCTTCTTCATTCACCAACGTTTACAAGCAGTTCAAGTTGGAGTTCTACAATGGTATTGACTACATTGTTATTTACAAAGGTAAGGTCGCTACCAATTGGGATGGTACTGATTTGAAGACTGCCCCGTTGAAACTGCACATCGCTATCACTGCTTTAGTTGACAATGATGGCAAAACGGTTGAGATGAAGATGGCTGAACCTTCTGTTGGAGGCTAAGACCCATTATAAATCAAGAGAAAGGGCAGTGGCTTGTTTGCTGCTGTCCTTTTTTCTTTAATACACAAATGATAATGGAAGAAAAGGATTTAATTATACCGGACGAGCTAAAGAGGGAAATATCAGAGATTATGACTGACAATCCTACGCTTGTCAAGTTAGGAGATAAGCAGTATAAGGTGCATCGGTTGAGGGCATACTCATACCAGCGTATTTTCCAATTAGCGTTGAAATTACAAAAGGAAGAGGATATTAAGGATGATAAGAGCATGATGTACGCTCTATGTACAGACTTGGACGTAAGTTCCGAGATTGTAGCAATCATTCTTGTTAATCACCTCTTCTCACCAGATGATATAACCGATTATGCGAGTGCGATAGAAGTTATGAGCAGAAATGACAAACTGATAGCTTTTATGAAGGCTCGTATTCTCAACTCCGTATTTGAGCCTGCTCAATGGGCGGCAATCATTATTGAAGCAATAAACAGCATCGACTTATCACCAGTTTTTACGGTGCTCATATCGGGGAAGGCTCTTATGGTTTCGCAGACGAATATGAGGAAGACGGTGGCGGAACAATTAACATTATGGCGGCAAGCCAAATCGGAGATTTAGGTGATTTCATACGTAGCTTTCCGCAGTTTACGTATGACGATTATCTTTATAGATTGTCTATGGCGCAAGTTCTTTTCTTGACAGTAGACAGCACCCATATTAAGTATTTGCGTGGTAAAGACAAGGAAATATGGGAAAAGTTTTGGAAACGACGTAAAAGTGATAGAAGTGAGTTGCAAGCGCCTAAGCGTAGTGTGTTAGATACTATACCAAGAATCAATTGACATACTCCCATTGCTAAAGCAGATGGGTTTTCTTCTAAAATCAAGTAAAAAGTAGCAGAGATGGCAGACAATAAAGATGTAGTTATTAGTGCTTCAATGTCTGATAAGGACTTGTTATCAAGCATTGATGAAACTCTAAAGAAGACGGAAAAGCGTCTGGAAGATTTCACCAACAAGTTGGAAGGTAAGTTGGCGAGTGTGGAGGGCTTTGCCGACCAATTGGGTAAGAATATTGGTAAGGGCTTAGTTGATGGCTTTAACCAACAAATCCGTCCTTTGGAAACAAAGATTTCCGAGTTGGAAGCCAAGCTTAAAAGTTTGGGGGCAACTAATATTGCACAAGGTAATACTGCTGCCACGCAAGCTACTACTACGAATGTATCTGTAGACGTTAATTCCATGAACCAAGCCTTGCAAGTTGCCAATAATTTGCGAGAAGTATTCTCTAAGATACAAGGGAACACAACCCGTATTAAGAATAATATGGAGCAATTGGCTACTGTAAAAACTGATGTGCAAGAGGCAAGGATTAATGTTCATGTTGCTCAAAGGGAGAAGCTGCTTCAAAGAGAAATATTGCTCCGTCAGCAGACTGCCAACTTAGCAGCAAGAATAGCAAGAGAGGAGGAGAAGAGTAGAATATCACAAGGAGGTCAAAGCTACGAAAAGGCTATGGCTATGGGCAATAAGTCAATTCAAGAAAGGACTGAAAAGCTAAAAGCCTTGCAGATTGTACAACGTAATCTCTCCACGGATGATGCAGAATATGCAATGAAGCTTCGTAATGTCAATAAAGCTATGGAGGACTTGAAAAAGCAAAATGCGGAAGCTTTATCCAGTGGTATTCAACTTCAAAAGGCAAATAACAGTTTAGCTGAATCATTTAAGAACTTAGGTAAAAGAGTTCTGTTCTATACTGGATTAGGAGCGTTAACTGGCTTTGTAAAAAGTCTTATGGACGTTAGAGGTCAGTATGAATTACTTGAACGTTCGATTGGTGCTGTACTTGGTGACTTTGAAAAAGGTTCTCAGATATTTCGGGAACAACAAGAATTAGCATTAAAATCTCCATTTACCGTATTGGATTTGGCTGGTGCTACGAAGCAGCTTGCTGCCTATAATTTTGAAGCGGAAGAGCTTGTAGACGTTTCAAGACGTATGGCAGATATTAGTGCTGCTCTTGGTGTCCCTATGGAACGTCTGACCTACAACTTAGGACAGATTAGAGCACAGACTGTTCTTACAGCAAGGGATGCTCGTGACTTTGCTAATGCTGGTCTTTCTATAACTACAGAGCTTGCTAAGATGTACACTGAACAAGAAGAAAGAATTGTTTCAGTAGGTGATGTCATGGATAGAATGTCTAATAAGATGGTTTCCTTTACTGATGTAATGAAAGTTTTAAATCGTTATACAGATGAAGGCGGTATGTTCTATGACTTCCAAGCAAAGCAAGCTGAAACTTTAGCAGGACAGTTATCTAACTTAACCGATGCTTATGACTTTATGCTAAATGAGATTGGTAAGGAGAATCAAGGCATGTTAACCGGAAGCATATCTCTTGTAAGAAGTCTGTTTGAGAATTGGCGAAGTGTAGCTAATATATTGACAGTTGTTGCTACTGCTTTGGGTGTATATAAGACAGCTCAAATAGCAGTTGCTACTGTACAACTTGCTGCTAATATGAATTTACGCAAGTATTCAGAATATTTGGTAATAGCAAGAAAGGCATTGAGAGATAAGGCTGCTGCGACAAAGCTTGCAGAAGCTTCAACTCAAAACTTGAATAAAACTCTTCTTGCCGTTGCAAAGAATCCTTATGCGGTAATAATTGCTGGATTAGCTGCTTTGGGAGTTGCTATTTATCAAGCATACACAAATGCCACTAAGTTTAGGAAAGAACTGGAAAGCATTACTGCTGGCGGTCTTATAAATGCACAGCAAATGACTTCTGACTTTGACGCTTTAGTAAAGAAGTTAAATGAATCGGAAAAAGGAAGTAGAAATTTCAGCGATGCTTTGAAGGAGATAAACAATACTTATGGCTCATATCTCCCCAATATGTTGACTGAAATCAACTATGCTTCTGAACTTGCTAAAAATTACAATAAAGTTGTAGATGCTATTTATAATAAAGCAAAGTCACAAGCTCTTGAAAAGAGTTATCAAGTAATAACAGAAAAGTACTCTGAACAACAACAAGATGCTATTGCCAATATTATAGAGAAAATGACAGAAGGAGGTATCTCTAAAGTAAATGCACAAGAGATTACCCGAAACTTTGTTGCAAGTTTGGATAAAGGACTTTCCAAAGGTGAAACTTATATGGCAAGATTCTACTCTATCTCTAAGAAGTATCTTGGCGGTTCTACTGCTGAAATGGAAAAGCTTAATCCAGTTGTTCAGTCTTTATTTGGTTCATCCGGAAGCATTGACAAGTTAGGTAAGGCGATTACAGAGCAAAAGAAGGCTATTCAAGAAGTTCGTGAAGCCAGTGATATTATCAGCAATAGACCAACTTATTCCAGTGTAATAGAAGGTCAAGCAATAGATAATATCAATGAGAAATATAAGAAGCTGGAACAAAATCAGAAGAACGAGAAGCTAAGACTTATCGAACTTCAAGCTGCATATAAGAAACTTGGCAATACTTATATGTACGACCAGATAACCGAACAACTTCAAAAGTACAATGTAGAGTTAAAGGATTGGCAGAAGAATGTTAATTCTATTGTTCAGAAAGCTGGAGGTGGTGCTGGTGCAGGCTTTGCCATTAAGCAGGATGAAGATATTTGGAGTTATATTGACCGATTGAAAAAGGAATATAGGTCGCTTACTGCACAACAAGAAGAAATATCTAAAGGTCTTACTGCAAGTCCCGAAGAAAAAGAATATGTTGCCAATCGTTTGAAAGTTGCAAGACAAATTGCCTCTGCATTAAATCTTGACCTTAGCACTCAAAAAGAGATGAATAAGGCAAAGAAGGAGGAAATGGATTTATTGAAGCAACAGATTAAGTTGGTAGATGATATTCAAAAGAAGTTCTTGCAGCTTGTAAAAGACACTGGTAATATAACTTATGCTACCGAAAAGGTAAAGGATGCTTACCAAGACTTATTCGATAATGCGTTTAAGGGTATCAGTGTTGATATTAACGACTTGATTACCTTTGATAAAGGTAGTGCTCCAAAGTTTTATAATAAGATAGCTGAAACCCTCAAATCGCCAGAAGCTAAACAGTTGGTTGCCGGGAAGAAAGCACAGAGTGAGATTGAATATTCTATCTCTATAAATTCTGCAAGTGTTGCTTTGGCAAAACGCAAGATTGAGGGAATGTTCCAAGGCTACGAACTGGAATTGGATATTGAAGGCGCTGGGCAGTTCGGTTCACTGTTCGCTGGCTTGTTTGAATATGACCCAGTTTCACTTGAACAGTTGGAGGCTGATGTTAATGCTACATTGAATAGTTTGAGGGAAAAAGTTTCATCCTTCCAAAAGGAACAGCAGAAATTACAAGACTTAATCAATCAGAACCCTAACGACACAAGAGTTGACAGTTGGAAAAGTTCTCTTAATACTTTGGTTCAGAATGAGAGTGACGCTTCAAAAGCTATTGAAGATATTCAGAAAAGATTAAGCGACACTATCAAACAAGCCGCATTGGATGATTTCAAGAACTTCCAGTCTATTGCAGATAAGTACGCTGAAATGGAGGATAAGATAGCAGAGGTCGAAAGAAAACGTTTGGAAGACCAAGCTTCTATCTCCAATAGAGTTACTGATGCAACTTCTGATTTGGCAAAGCTGGAATTGCAGTTGTCTGTGACTGAAAGCCCCGATGTAAGAGCGGAGATAGAAAGTGAGATTGAAGAGATACAGAACTTTATAAACGAGAAAGCTCAAAAACTCTCTCTTGCTGTTGATACTGGTGCGGAACAAGAAAAGACTAAGATAGCTTTTGAGGAATGGAAGAATACCTCTAATGCTTGGGAGAAATCATTCCAAGACTTGAATGCAATTAGCACTGTGTCGTTAAACAATATGATTGACGAGATAGAGAGGTTTGCGGTAGCTAATAGAGCCAACATGCCAATTAATGAATACAAAGAGTTAATGGCACGTATTAAGGCTTTAAAGACGGAAGTAAATTCTCGTAATCCTTTTGCTTTACTTGCAGACCAAGTTGAGAATTTGAAGGATAACTTTAAAGGACTTGACGGTTCATTTGAAAGTACTGTTGAATATGTAAGTCAGTTGGGTATGTCTGTTAGTTCCATAGGAAACATCTTTGAGCAGATGGGATTTTCCGAGGGAGTTTCTGATACTATATCTACTATTGGTGAAGCTATACAAGGTGCTTCACAAGCTGCACAAGGAATTGCTCAAATAGCAGGAGGAGATATATTAGGTGGAACAATCAACACATTAGGAGGTATCTGGCAAGGAGTATCAGCCATATTCAATGCCGGAAACAAGAAAATCACAAGAGAAGTTGAAAAGAGCGAGAGAAGAGTTAAGCAATTAGAGAACGCTTATAAGAATCTTGAACGTGCTGTTGATAAGTCGATGGGTAAAGCTGAAATTTCAGCGCAGAAGGCAGCTATTGCAAATCAGAAGGCACAGCTTGCAGAAGTTCAACGTCAGCTTCAACTTGAAAAGAGCCGGAAGAAGAAAAACCGCGACCAAGACAAAATCATAGAATTAGAGGGTCAAGTTACCGACTTACAGAATGCCATTGATGATGCTACTACTAATATAGTAAACACTTTGCTCGGTACAGATGTAAAATCTGCCGCAGAAAGCTTTGCCGATTCTTGGATTTCAGCTTGGAAAGAAGGTGCTGATACAATGGAAAATTTAGAGGAGAGCTTCGATGATTTAATAACAAATATGATTGTCAAGTCGCTTGCTTCTACGATTGTCGGAGAACGGTTAAAGAGCATGTTTGCTATGGTTAAGAGATTTACCGAAGAAAACTCTGCTGGCGGTGTAGGTATCACTACCGAAGAAGCCAAACAGATAGCTGACTTAGGTAAAGAGTTAATTCCTTTGATAAACGAGGACTTAAAGAACTTGATGGGTCAGCTTGGTATAGAGTTCGGTAGTGGAGTGAAAGACGCAGCCCTTTCTTCCTTACAGAAAGGAATCTCTTCGGTGACCGAAGAAACTGCTGGGGCTATTGAAGCTTATTTAAATATGGTTAGTGGGCAAGTGTTCCAACAAACTACTATTCTGCAAGGTATATGGGATATGACTAATGTCAATGCAGGAACGATGTCGCAGATGTTACTTCAAATGAGAAGTAGTTATCAGATACTTCAAGCCATTCAAGTTTGGACGGTAAATATTTCTACTGCCGCAGGAAATGGTGTAAATGTTAGGATATTACCCGATTAATTAATATATTTGTAGTGAGGGAGATAGATAAAGGTCGCTCCTTTGTTGAAAGTGGTTACGGTGCACTTCTCCCTCACTATTATTAATACCGTATAAACATCGTAAATATGAAAGAAAATAATGATTTAGGAATATTGATTCCTATTAAAGAGAACAACGGACAAAAAGCGGTTAACGCACGTGATTTACATGCTTTTCTTGAAAGCAAGCAACAATTTGCTGATTGGATAAAAGGGAGAATCAGTAGATATGATTTTGAGGAAGGAAAAGATTTTGAAGTACTTTGCTTTGACTATCAAGGTAACTTATTGAATATCAGACATCATAATTTTATGAAGACTGATAATCAGCAAGTTAGTAAAATAGAATATGCACTGTCAATTGGAATGGCTAAGGAGTTGTCAATGCTTGAAAACAATGAACGAGGAAAGCAGGCAAGAAAGTATTTCATTACATGTGAGGAGAAGGCTGTTTCCGGTATCACATTGCCTAACTTCAATAATCCGGCAGAAGCCGCAAGAGCATGGGCTTTGGAGTATGAAGCAAAACAGCAGGCGTTACTTGAAGCTAAGGAGGCACAAGACAATGTTAAACGCTTGGTGCATGATTCTAAAACTTATACTGCTGGCGAGATTGCAAAGGAAGTTGGTTTGAGGTCTGCAATAGAACTTAACAATCGGTTAGCTAAGATGGAAGTTCAGTTTAAGCAAAACGGTACATGGCTATTATATGCCAAGTATGCCGACTTAGGTTACACTTCTGTTAAGCAAACTGTATTAGATAACGGACGCATTATTTATGATAGAAGGTGGACGGGTGCTGGACGTGATTTTATAGTTTCCTTATTTAAAGAAGAATGATGGAGCATAACTTACTATACTTTTACAAAAACTCTTTGTTACGGGACTTGTGTAGCGAGTACAATAAGGAGTGGAAAGCCTGCAAGGAGGATAGAGAGAAGCTAATGCAGCTTGCCTTGCAGCAACAGAGTATTCCATATATGGCAACTTCAATGTATGAAGGCTGGGGAATGTCCGTAGACTTTTTGAAAAGGGAGTTTGCTGACTATATAAATGGGAAGCACACTTTTAATAATGTTGATGGAGTGGATGGTTATACTTACTCTATGTGGGTAGATAATCACGATTATATAACCTTAAAAGAGGACGTTTCTCACTTCGTCCAATGTGATAGCCGCATATCGGTACAAGAAACTAAATGCCCAACTATATATATATCTAACAAGTCTAATGTTCACTTGGAATTAGACGGATTCAATGCCATACGTATCTATCTGTTTGATGAAAGTGTTTTGACTATTGACTATGTAGACGTACACAGTAATGTTGTAGTCTATATGTATTCTCCCAAATGTGAAGTGAAGGTTTTAGAGAATGATGGTAAAGTAAAAATGTTCACTAAAGACTTACGATTATGAAACAACCAAGAAACATATTATGCGATAAGAGCGCAGCTACAGTGTTCTATAAAGCAGAAGGTGGAAAGAATGTTCAAGAGCCATTGCCCGAAAAGATAATGAATTTATTCTTGTCTTCTTCTCCCTTAGTTCCAACTTTAGCACCATTTACAAAAGAAGACCCGGAATTTGTTGCATTGTTGGATAATGCTTATGAACATATAGCAAATCAAAAAGATTTTTTGACTTTTTCTTTGACGCATCCGAATAAATATTATAATGTTTATGTGTCTAAATCAATAGAGAAGGCAGAAGATGCACCAGAGGGAATACCGGATATGGAAAATGATTATTTAGTATTGAATATCTCATTAGGTGCTAATTATATAGATTTCTATATAACCAACGCAGGAGATGTGTATTATTTATCTTATACGCCATTCTGATTATGTTAGGAGCAAATATATATTTCGTAAAAGCTGGTATTGAAGACTATACCGACTTCACAGTTAAATGGAAAGGTCTTCGTATATTGAAGATGGACGGATTTCTTGCACAAGGAGAACCCAAGAATATCTATACGGCTTCTTGGATTAACAGCAACAAGGAAGATGTCTTCGTACCGGATAAAGTGTGCTACGAAAATCCCGATGTAGAGATTTCGTTTATCATAGATGATTTCCACGATAGTACGGTTGATGTCCGTGCGGTTCACAAGAACTTCATTAGTTATATGACGAGCCACCAAGTGACTATCAAATCTGAATATGCTGGTGCAGAAAGTAAGTTTGTATGTTTAGATTCTTATGAACCTACAACTATAATAGTTAATCGCCCTACTGGTAGGAACTATATTATGGGTACTTTGACTATGCACCGTATAGACGAGAATACCTATCTTTAACTAATAAAAAAGCACCTACTTCGCAGCAGATGCTTTAAAAATGAAAAAACACAAAGTCGAATAACCTATATAGTTAAGATACAATGTATTATGAAGAATGATATGAAAAAGAAAGTGAGAGTTGTTAACGGCTTCAATGCTGCTACGGGTAGCTCAAAGCCATGTTTTTTACCAAGTTCTCTTAGAACTAAATAGTTTATTTATGCCAATATCAAGTGGGAAAATCGTAGCACCCGTCAGTATTGATGATGTCCGCACAGCATTGGGTGTATCAAGTAATGACTTAGGTTATTTGTGCAAGAATACTCATGGCAAAACAAATATGTGGGCAAAGTATAAGCCCGTAATATACCCATCAGAAAATATCAATCTTACAAACTCAAATTGGTGGAAAAGCAGTAATGGGAATTGTGGCATTGATACAAGCGGTGCGCAGGCTGGTACTTATAAGGATATAGTAAGTAAAATGACTTCTGACGGAGCAAATGGATATAAGTATTCACCGCCACAAGGAGGAAGCAATGCACCTTTCCGGCTTCTTGACTTTGAAGGGTATATGCCGGAAGCAATGGCTCCAATTCACTCGTTTACAGTTCCAAAGCAAGTAGATAATCTAAGTGGCAGCACCTTTTTTGCCACAGTAGCTTATAATCCATCGTCTTCAATGGGAGGAAGTCTATCGTTAAGTGATATAGGTGGATTGGTATGGCAGGGCGTGGCTTATACATTAGGGGATATGTACTTTGGTGTATATATGGTTCAGAAAGGAGGAACAAGGTCGCAACGACTGACTGCTGATAGTCCGGGGACAATGCAAGTAAAAGTGCCTACAAATGGATTACCAGTAAACACATATAATGTCTATCCCTTCTTGTCTACTGTAAAGCTTGGCATACTGGACACGGATAAGGCTGCTGGCTATTTCACTTTGCCTAATACTAAGGTTGCCGAGATACAAGTAGTAAGTACCACATATAATATCATCATCAATGCTGGTATTGGAATGATTGCAACTGCATTGACCGTGACTGTTCAAGTCAAGAACCCGACAAGTTCAAGCAAGACCTTTACTAATAATTCGCTGTGGGTTCGCTTCGCTAAATATGACTTGTTTGACCCACTGATGATTGGTGAAACAAAATTAGAGTTAGGAACATTCACTGTGGCTGCTGGTGAAACATACACAGTTATTAGAAAGATATTTGATATAGAAGCAGACGAATCCTATAAGGTCTGGGTTACTCTTGATTCATCGAGATATACAGATTCCGTAGTGCCTCTACGACCAATAACGTAACAATAGAAAAGGGGAACTTTCACAAGCTCCCCCTAACCTCTAAATAAACTATGTAATATGGAACAAATACTATTCTCCGACAAGAACTTCCTGCAAGTCCATGATGGTACTTACATTGAAGTCGTTGGAAGCGATGTACTTTCCGAAAGCGTCCTCACTCAACTTGTCATAGGTGAGTTCGTTCTCCTTGTCGCCCTCTTCTTTCATCAGCTTCTCAATGGTATTGTTGAAGTTTTGGAAATATTCATTGAGTTCCTTGCGCTCCTCAAAAGAATATTCGACTTCCTTCCCTTGTGATTGCATTTCCTGCCAGTGTTGGGCTTTCTTCTGCATCTCTTCCATTTTATCGTCTTTCAGCTTCTCGTGTGTCAGCTTGACAAATTCCTCATAGCCTTCACTGATTGGCTTAATAGCACGTAATGCTTTAATAACTTTAAACTTGTCAGCATCCTCCATCTTAGTGAGTTTGCTATCGTTCATTGTCTTATAAACGCTTACAATTTTAGATGTTTTCATTATTATATTGTTTTTAAAATGTTTCTATAAAAAGCATCTATTTTCACAAACCGATGCTCAAAATGAATAACTTACAAAGTTTTAATAAATAAAGGCATGTTAATAGTATCTTTCCTTTTCCTCACTCCATACAAACTGATGGTCGCAATGCTTGCATTTAGAATTGACGCCACGAGGGAGGTCAATTTCTTTTCCGCAGTTGGGACATACAGCATTATAAGGAGGATAAACTTGGATAAAGTGTCGGTTAAACTTGGCAACTCCATCTTCTCCGGAATCTCCGAACTTATCCACATATATTTTGATGGCGTTGAGCAAGTCCTTTGCATCGGCTGCGTCAATGTCCTTGTATTTCTCTTTCAAGAACTTCGCCAATATCTTTCTTAGGTCTTCTGCGTTGAAGTCAATGTCTTCAAGCTGCAAGGCAGTATCTTTGATATTTCTATCATGCTCTGCCCTAAGAAACCTTATAGTTTCTTTAATGTCCGTCCGTTCAAGATAGTCTGTAACCTCCAAGCTACATCTTTCACGGAACTTAGGTATTTGTTCTTCGGTTTTCTTTTCGTACTCTTTCCCTCTGATAGTAACCATATAGGATTGTATCTCATTGATACCAATAGCCACCATCAACGAAAAAGAGAAGTCAAGAGGAGAGAGGTTATCTACCCCTCTTGATTTCATCAAGCTCTTTGTCTGCTCGTAATTAACCATTATTTCAACGCTTCTGCTTTGAGGTCTTCAATTACAGAATCAATAAGGTCACAAGCCTCTACTTCGATGTCCTTTGAGCCGTTGTAGCTTCTGTTGACTTGTCCCCCATCGGATTCAGAATAAGAGAAGTTGCCGTACTGTCCGGTAGTAGAGTTTACACTACCATTGAATGAATCAATCAATGATTGCGAATTGATTGTAGCGTCACCTTCCAATGTGATAGTGCCAGTTGTGTTAGACACATGATAGGAAAGTCGCTTGTTGGTAAAAGTTGTTCCAGCCATTTCGTTTTATATTTTAAGTTTAGACTTCACTACAAAAGTAGATAAAATCTGTGAAAGTTCCAAAAAACCTTCCTACTTTCACAAGCAAGAAGGGTATAAGAATATTAAAATCACTCTTAATGAAAAATTGAAAATCAATCTAAACTATCTTCACAGACGGTATTTTTAAGTAGTCAAATTCGACCACTCTTTGATTATATCTGAATCTTCAAAAGGTTCTTTAAAGATTCTCTCTGTTTCTTCTAAATCTGCCAATATCTGGCGCAAAGCTTTATTTATTTCCTCTGCTCCGTCCTCTGACAGACTTTTGTATGGGCAAGTCATGATTTTACCGACAAGAGATGATAGGTCTGCATCTACCTTACATTCAAATTGAGTAGCCTTTTGAGTAGTACCTTCTTTACCTTCAAGTTCGATACGCATCATAATGGCGTAGTTTGCAAGGTCAGTCAGCGTATCAGACACCGATTCATAATTAGGCTTCTCATTACTATTAAGCAATGACTTCAATCGGTTAAACTTATCTTCCATGCGAACAATGCCAGCTATATTGCCATGTTCTTTGATTGACTTGCCGAATGAATCGCCATAATCTTTGTTCTTGTTTTCGTAGAGCGTTGCCATTTCAGCAACTATCTCTTTAAATCTTTCTATCTTATTCATCTTTAAACTTATTTCGTTTAACTTGTTCTAAGCAATCATAAATATATCCGAGTAAATAGCAAAAGGGTTCTTGGTCTTGGGAATTAGCATACGAGCCTATTTCATCAAATAACGATATAGCTATATGTCCTGCATCGTGAGCCAAATCTTTGTTTGGTGCATTTGGCGTCATTAATGCGAGTATTCCAAGCATCTCTGTATCTTTGTATTGAACTCTTGGTGTAACTCTTATACTAAAAGGACTATCGCTATCATCCAATTCCCAATCTATTTCGTCACCATTGTATCTACAAAAAGCTTCTTTTAGTTCCTTCTCCGTCCATTTCTTAATTACCCATAATTTTCTTGGATAAGGAGTTAGATTAAATTCATGTATTTTCATGCTACCACCAAAATATTCCTCCCCAAATCGCGTAGAATATGATTAGGGAGAATAACCATAAAACGCTCATAAAGCCAGCTATAAAAGGATTTCCATAATCGCTAATTTTGTATAGCCAGTATATAAATGCCATGCCTATTACGACCGCAACAATGTTACTCCACGTTATCATTCTTCATTTCGTTTAAGGCTTCTCCTTCATCAACCTCTCTTTTAGGAATGGCAATTGATTGTTTAAATTCACCACCGTTATCCCTTATCAGAATCTCAATCTTGTTCATTGCCTCACGTTCGATGTTGCAGATTTGTTCCTTCAAATCTTTTACCTTTTCTTCATCAAGCGTTGTTTCAAGAGAAAGATAGCGGATAGTTTCGATATACTTCTGATAAAATTCGTTGCGAGAAATATCGGAAGGTGCTGGCATGAGCATGGTATTGCTTTTTGCCAAGTATGAGAAGTACATACACATTACATTGGTGACTTGCAATGTATCTCCTCCAACGGCAAAGGCTGGCTCGGAAAGCGTATAAATCCATCGCTCTGTATGCTGCAATACCTTAACAATCTCTTCCGGCATTTCGTCAGCATGTTCCATCAGTTGAGAGAAGCTGAAACCTTGTACATTCCCATTCTTGTCCTTAACTTCTCCGAACTGTTTGTTTGCTTCGATACACTCACAGAATGTTCTAAGCCACAGATAGGGATTGGAGTAACCGCCACTGGCTACATTGGTAAATACGTTTCTATGGAAGTTGGTAGACACAACAGAATAATCCTCGGTAACTGCAATAGAAATGCCTCTATCGTCCAGTCTGCAATACATGTGTCCTTTAGTCTTTGGCACGAATACATAGGAAGTACCTATGAGTTTTACAAGCTGTGCCTTGCTCATTTTACTAATATCCATCATATCATTTTTGGTTATTTATTTTTCTTTTTTTCGTCCTCGTAAACTAAATACAATTTAGCTTTGACAGCCTCGTCAGATTTCAGAGAGTGGGCGTTTCTTATTCTTTTACTTTTAAGGAATGCAAGAGCTTCTTCCCGGTTACTGATGAATGGGTATATCCACTCCGGCAATTTCTCCTCCTCAACTTTGACATCTTCCATGATAGCTTCTTGACGTTCTTCCAGCAATTCTTCCATTGCCATCTTGTTAGCTTCGTCCAAGTCCATGCTTTCAATGTCAGCTTCCACAAAGTCGGGAACTGGATAGCATTCAAGAATTTCTGTAAATGTCGCCAAGCAGAAATCTTTAACGACTTTGACAGCTTCGTCCTTCTCTTTATTGTACCGACAAATTGCATAGTTTTCTGTTCCGTCAATCCGTCTTACAAGGCAAATTCCTTTGTTAAATTCGGAAACCTTGTCCCAAGTTTTTTTAGGGAGTGACGGAATTTGAAGCGTTGCGAGGCAATCGTCTAAATAGTTATTTTTATCCATTGATTTTCTTTTTTAAGATGAAGCAAAGATAGACTAAATTTTGGAAAGTTCCAAAAAATAAGGGAGAGAATTTAATCCCTCCCCACAAGAAAATTAGAAATGCAATTTGCCAGCTAAAGAATAGGTTTAAAATGCTGTTATATTATGAACCAAAAGTTTGTAGCACAAATGTAGCAATAAACTTTAGTTATTCAAAATATAAATCGGGATTTTCTACAGATTTTGTATCACCATTGCTCTTTGAAACTGGAGATATGTTGTTCAGAGAATACAGATTGATTGTCTGTATGTGGATATTGGTTAACTGAACCTTATCGCCATGTTTGGTTTCTTCCAGCTTGTTGTATATCTTCCCAGTAAGTTCAACTAAGTTGCCTACATTGAAGTTGTCGAGAATGTATCGTGTCATTGTTCCTTTTGCAAGGCATACATGATAATCTATCCTATCAGCTACCTTATAGCCTTTTTGGGTAGTAAAACCCTTTTCGCAAGTTTTGAGTTTCACCATTACCCCATAACTACCGACTTCTCTAATGTCAGTAATCCATCCTACAAGTATAGCCTTATTCATCTATATTAGACCATTCAGAAGTTTCCAACAGAGCTTCAATCATTTGATTGTCAAGAAGTGGATAGGGATAGACTATCGGTTCTCCTTCTTCTGATAATGGTTCAACTTGTGGTACAAGTTCATTATATATTTTCTCATGCAAAAGAGCTTTTGTTTCGTCTACATTCTTTCTTCTGACTTCCCAGTCTTTGTCGAACTGTTTTAAGTCCTCAATAGGTATTTCCAGCCATCTCATAATCAATTATATTTTAGTTTATAGTCATTAATTACTTTCTCAATTTGCAAAGGTGTGAGTTCGTCATAGAAACCAAATCTTTTTCATTCAGCAATAACCTAACGTAAGAGTATGAAAAGCGCAGACCATTGCCATACGCCTTCTTGGTTCACCACAAACCACAATACATTATGGGGAAGTCTGCGCCTAAATAGGTACAACTCACCCAATATGTATTGGTTCATAGCTCGTTATATTCCGAGGTGGTGATTCAGAAGGCGATTGAGCTATAATTTCATAAGAAGCATTAACTACTTAATGCGTTACAAATATACTATTTCACTTTGAATATACAAACTTAAAAAGTATATTTGCAAAGTAAACTTAAATATATTGTTATGGCTAAAACACGAAAAATTGGCAGAGATGCAGAAACTGGGCAATTTATCCCAATAGAAGAAGCCAAAAGGCGTAAAAAAACTGCTATAGTAGAAACCATTAAAACACCTTCTACGATTAAGAAAAAGAAGTAGGAGATATTTTAAGGTAAATTTGTTTAGTTATATATTGGATAAGATAGGCATAAATTTCATCTGTTTTATATGACAATTTTATTCCAATTTTATCCAATATAAACATTACACAATGAAAAATTTCATGTTGCAAAATAGATAATTCATCTATAGTTTTAGGTATAATATCCATGTATAGTACAGTCTGATTATCATTTAGAAATAGACTTTTATATTTACCTTTTATATCTTTTTGTGAAAGATTTATACCGTATTTTTTCAAATTCATAATTAAGCCTTTTTTATTTCCAAAATGTACCATTATATGAAAAGGGTAAATTTGACAATCTATGATAAAATTCATAAAGCATTATTTAAAAACTATACTTTCTTTTTTTTAATATTTGTTTTAGGAATACTCATTCCCATAAGAAGTTTATTAAACTCCTTCTCTGAGGCTGTGACTTCTGCCTCCTTAATTGTTTCCTTTTCTTTTTTCTTTTTAGCCATGATAGTTTATAAATGTTAGACAAAAGTAATTAAATCTCTCAATATCACTAATGTTTCGGGTATTAAATCTGAAAACATATTCGTCAATATATCGCTGGAGGTGCTTTTTACTAACCGAGTAATAAGTTCCAAATATCATTCTTTTAAAGTGCGACCAAGCATTTTCAATACCATTTGTACTTACTTGTATGACTTCTCCCTTATCTGTTGTGTAGGTAGAGCCATAGTAATGTTTCTCATGGTCTACTGACCTTTGAATGTAATCATTGGTTATTCCTCCATAGTCCCAGCCGTCAGTATATATGACGCTTCCAAATTTAACATAGCCTTTTATCAGAGGGAGCAGTGTCCTTACTTTGGTATCGGGCACTACCTTTGCTACTAAATGACCGTTTCTTTCCAGCATTCCGAATACCGGAACTTTATCCTTGAAAGAACGACCTTGACATTTCTCAACTTTCTTATCCTTATGCCGATTTTTGTTCTTGCCTCCGACAAAGGTTTCGTCAATCTCAACTTCTCCTTTCAATTTATGTTCATTTTCAACTCCCATTGTATCCCTAATCTTTTGAAGCATTTTCCATGCTGATTTCTGAGTAATACCCAAATCTCTCGCCAACTGACAAGAAGAAACGCCACGTTTGTGCGATAGAAACAAGAACATTGCATAGAACCAATATCGTAGTGGTAACTTTGTGTTAGCAAATTTAGTTCCCGTTTTCACGTCAAAGTATCTACCAGTATTCTTGCATTTATACTTCCCATTGCGACACTTGTAGACTTTAGATGAAGGGTCAAACGGAGAAACCGGATTTCCACCCCATCTTTTGTCCTCATAGTATCTAATGCAACTCTCCTCGTCAGGAAATAACTTAGAGAATATTAATTGTTTATCTGTCTTTTTCATAGTCATACTATTAAATAAAGTACAATACAATCAATAAGTTCGTAACTATCCAAGAGAATGAAGCAATACTTATTAACATCTGCATTTCGCTTCATAAGACCAATCAATATGTAAAAGAACACTCATGCTTTTAAACATTATCTTTTAACAACTATATCATTTGGAGTTTAGAAGTTTTAATCATACTTTTGTAAAATCAAAACACATATAAACTATGATAACTCCCGAATTAAAAGATAAAGTATTGAACAATCTGCTTAGTCATAATGATGTAACTTATACTTTTAACATTATACAATTAGCCAATGAGCTAAATTGCTCCAGTGATACAATAAGAGCTATTTTAGACTATTTTAATCGTTTAAATCTTATAAGTGCTACAAATTATACTATTGGGGGAGATGTTATAATTTCTCTCAACGTAGAAGCAAGCGATATGGCTCTCCGAGGAGGGTTTGTAGCCCAAGAGGAGCTTATAAAAAAGAATTTTGAAAAGCTTTTGCTTGAACTTGATTCTTTGAAATCTAAGTTTCCTAAAAATATTGAAACTATTACCAGTATTATTGGGAATATCAGTAATGCTTTGCAGTTGACCCGTTGGTTTGGATAGTTCAATTTTTGCAATTATACTTTCTAATTGTTCTAAGATTGAATTGCTTCCTATTACTGATTCTTCTGATATAATTCTTTCTCCATCAATATAAAGAATTCTATATGATACTTCATTTTCTTTCATAATCGTTATTTTTATTAGTTATTACTTTTAGTTATCAGTTTTAGACAAGTGTCACTTTGTATATAAGTGCCTTTTCAATTTTGACCTCGTAAATTTCCATTCCATCACGATATATTACATGGTCGCCTACACTGAATCTTGTATTTATTACCATACTATTATTCTTTAGCTGCTACTAATTTAATCCCATAATTAGACCCTTCCTTTACCCAAGTAAATGTACCTTTGATTCTACCTTTGACTGCGTTCTGAATCATATCAATAGAATCGCTCATAAATACTTGATAATTGACCTTTAAGTGCCAAAAGTCTTTATTCCTTTCTTGCCACGGACAAAGGTAAATTACTGCTGATGAATAGCCTCCGCCATAATTCTTTATGTATAAGTCCGCTTCAAAGGTATAGTTTTCTCTTTCTTCGTCATAGGGTTCATGTTCCCATGTACATGGCACTCCTTTATAGAAGTGCATCTTCCAAGTTTGTTTCTTCATAATTAGTCTATTAGTTCAAATTCATAAGCAAATGTATAAAGATTATTGTTCCATGTGCCACGACCAGATATTTTATCTATGAGGGCGGCAAAGGCTTCACGTGGAGTATCAAATCCATCGTCTTTGTTTCCCTCAAATTCATAAAATATAGATGGCGGAAACTCATCATCACCCGAATCTTCATATATCCCTTCTTTCAAGCAATCTTCATCGCTAATGTCCTGTAAGCGTTCAACCTTACAATCTGTAAATTCAATATGGCGGGGCATTAGGTCGGCTTTCACAAACATTTTATTAGTCCAACCGGGATGTAATTTCAGTTCAGGCAATATAGAATCCAAGTATTCTAAGTAAGCTGCATTTTTCCCTTTTCTATGAAATCGGTCAACATCCATATAACTTTGCGCAATGGCAACAACTTCTCCGATTTTGTACTTAGGAAGTATTTCTCCTCCATCAAACTCCCGTCCGTCCGCATCATACATACAAGGATAATCAACTATCTTTTTGTCAGATTGACGGATATGTACATTGAATCCGGCTACCCATTCACCCCTAAAGGTTCTTGGGCATTTGATTATACGTCTCGTCATAGTCTTTCGACCATCCAATACGGCTTGTGTTAAGCCATAGTCATCATTGAACATTATCTTCTTCATTATTCAGCAAATTAGGATTATCAAAAATATTACCTACAACTTCTTCTATTACATCACAGTGGCAAAATGGAATTAATTCGCCATTCACCTCTCCGATATACCCAAAACATCCATCCTTTATTCCGACCTTGTTGTATATCATACAACCATCGTCTTCGCTCATAAGTAATATGTCGCCTTCATAGATTTCTTTTCCATTCTTGTCAAATAGTCCAGTGAACTGCCCAACGGTTTCAGCCAATACGTCGTAGCAGCGTCCGTCTTCTTGGGAATATATTTGTGCTTTATCCGTAAGGATAAATCCGTTTTTATCCCTTCCGGCAGTATAGAAGAAAGAGAGATATCCATATCTCCATTCTCCCGTATCAATGTCCTTTCCTCTAAATTTTATTTTTCTTACCATAACATTATACTTTAACAATTTCAAATTCATCGGCATGTTCTTTACCAATCCATTCTCGTTTTTGCTTTTCAGTAGCGGTTTCGTAAATCGCTCCACGCTTAGATAAATGCCTTTTTCTAAAGATACTTTCTTCCCCTAATTTATAATATTCATTTATTGACGGAGAACGACCTTTTGCCCTACACCAAAACAAGCCAGTTTCTTTATGTCTAAACTTCACTGCCATCTTTTATTTTTTAAGTCTTGCTACAAAGTCCTCCAAGTACATAGTCTGATTGATACCGTGTACTTCGTTAAATACATCTACTATCATTTCCTTTGCCGCTTCAATAGCCTTTTTTTCGGTTACTTCAACTGCCAGTTTGCAGTCTTGAACAGTACTAATATGTTCCTTTTCAACCACTCTAAAAGATACACTCTCTTCATCTTTCCTCTGATGCGGTAAACAGTATATATTATCACATTCTTTCTGATAAAAGAAACATTTTCCACAAGGGAAATCAAGCACATTTACCACTTCTAAGGTTACTCCTTCATATTCAAATCTTTCACCTATTTTTTTATCTTCAAACATGTCATTTAGTTTTTAGTTCTTCACTCAACAACAAAGTATCTATTTTGGAATAAAGTCCTTTGTCTTTAAATTTACGTATTCTCTTAAAAAGATTACCAGTCAGACAGAATCGGTATGACTTACCTACAATATTTGGTATTTCTTCACGTTTAACCCGATTATCTTCACACATTGAGGCAAGCATATCGACCTGCTGTCTGGTGGCTACACAAGTACCCGACTTGTTTTTATCTATGGTAGTAACTACAAACTCTTCCAACCCTACTTCCTTTGCAGCCGGGAGAAGTCTTTTTAGATACTTTCTGCACATTTTCTGTAGCATAGGCTATTCATCTGACGGTTTATAATCCCAGCCATTCAATTCATAGCATCGCTTGCGGACAACTTCTCTATCCCAATGCTCAAATATCTTAGTTCCTCCCATGCCGTCCTTTTCTCGCTCATATAAAGCCCACTCTCTTCCTCTTGGCTCATAGTAATACTTTGGTTGACTATTTGCCAAGTCCTTGTATTCTTGCTCCGTCATATCAATAGTCAAGTTTAGTCATTAGAAGAGCTTCGGATAGAGATAACTCTTTGTCGGAAAATGTAATCTTAATTCCCTTACTGTCATCTTTAGGAAAATGAAATCTTATGCCTTTCCTTGCATTCAAAGCATCGGCTATCAATTCAATGTTAAGTGGGTCAATAAGTACCTTTTCCGCAAATCCCGGTTTGAATTGACTTATAACTTCGTTATAATTGGGATATTTACTATCTATATTTGCGAACCTATACTTTATATCCCAATCGTCATATATAGCGTGGAAACCATCTTCTTCAATCTCAATGATATTATGCTTGATAATTTCCTTAAAATTCTTTGCACTAATTAGTTTACCGTCCAGTAATTCCTTCTCTTCTTCTCTAAAGTTACAAATCTCATTTAGGCAAGCTTTAATTAATATCATTCCGTTGGAGGCAATTGCATATCCATCTTTGAAATATATGCAATTCATTACTGGTCTAAGAAGGTTATTTTCACAAGCTAAATGCAGCTTTATCCCCTTGTTGAAATTGTGTCTAATCTTCTTCATATCATTTGGTCTTTTAGTATTATAGCATCTACTTTGGAGTAGACACCTTTGTCTTTAAATTTACGTATTCTTTTAAAAATCTTTTGTTCGTTGCACTTCCGGTATGATAGACCGAGTAAGTCGGGAATTTCCTCCCTTTTTATTCTATCATCCCCACATAGAGAAGCCAGCATATTGACTTGTTCTACTGTGGCTGTGCATCGTCCATTTTCGTTTTCGGCAATAGTCTTTTCGACAAATTCATCAAGACCGATATCTCTCGCTTTCCGGTACAACTTTTTCAGATACTTTCTGCAAAGCTGCTGTAGTTTGTTATGGCAACTCATAATAGTTTCTTTATAATATCTCCATTATATGATTCTTTAGTTAATTCTATAAATTCATATATTGTAAATGAATCTTTTTCAATATCTATACCTTTATTGATACAGAATGACAACCTTCCTTGCTCGCACGAACCGGTTAGCACATGATGCCAATAAAATAATTCTTTAGCCGATACCTTTTTAGTAAAGTCTGGAAAATGCTTTTTAAAAGCTTCTATCCTTTCCTCCTCGGTTGAATCGTCATACAATTTTTCTTGAAGCGAAGCAAACGCATCGTGCAATGTTTCTCCATGAGCGAATTTCCCATTCTCTTTTGCAACAAATGTTTTAGTCAATGTAAAGTCATCGTTCAGTATATATCCTTTAGCTACATTGTCATGAATATGCTTGATAATTGTAGGAATATCATCAATGATATATACTTTGTCGCCATTGAATGTTTTAATTCCATCGCCATAGCCATAGCCAGAGCCATAGCCAGAGCCAGAGCCAGAGCCATCGCCAGAGCCATCGCCATAGCCAGAGCCATCGCCATAGCCAGAGCCATAGCCAGAGCCATAGCCAGAGCCAGAGCCATCGACATAGCCATCGCCAGAGCCAGAGCCATCGCCATAGCCATAGCCAGAGCCAGAGCCAGAGCTAAGAAATAGCTTTATCTGTTCTTCCATACGTCTACCTCCTCAATGGATTTGACTGCCTCTTCCGTACAAGGAATAATCTCGATTACTCCAAGTATTGTGATAGTGGGTACGACTAAGGTAAACCTACATTCGCTTGGTCTTTTTGTCCCTTCGACCGCAAGCTGTGAAATGGATGCAGCTCCGTACCAGCACCACAATCTGCGGCAGTCTGTCAATACAACTTCACTGCCATTCTTTTCTTTCAGTGTTCCGAAGAATACTCCTGCTCTGTCTGCTCTAATAATTACTTTTTTACCAATAAAATTGCTCATATCATTATAATTGGGTTTTATAAAGCCCGCCCAAGGCTATAGTACATATTATTTGTGGGGCAGCAACCTAATGCTGTCCCGATTTAATGTTTCTAAAGAATTGCTGAATACCTAAGAATAGGATAACGAGAATGACTGCTATGTTAGTGTAGCAGATAGTCAGAAACGCAGAGTTCGATGTGAATATTGTATCTAAATACTCACGTTGTATTAATACTGCAAATATGTAAAGTACGCCTAATAAGTATTTCCAACAGAAATGTAATGAAATAGCTAATAATAAAAGTAGTATCGCAGCTATTAAAGTAATCTTAACGTATAAAGTTATAGAGAACGATATTGGAATAAATAAATAAGCATATCCGTCCATCCCCTCAAAGAAGTCATTATTGTAATATGCTATTAACTTTTCTGAATAGTCAATCAAAAGCAATAGACATAATACATAAACAACATATTTAGTAAGCACAATAAGTAGCTTTCTAAATAATGGAGATAATGACCATATGTATTTATTTAGAGTATTCATTTCTTAACTTCAACTTTGATTGTATCGGCTTTAACCGTATCTTTCTTAGTAGTCTTAATCCTAAACCTAATATCACCTACATTAGTATCATGGTATCTTGGATGAGGATGAAGTTTTGGGTCTACTACTATCGGCATCTTTCTCTTCGTAGTGTCAGACGGAATACTATCGTTCTTCGTCTTCACATTCACTTTTATCTTCACCATCTTCTACTTTTATTAAGTGACCTTTTTTATTTCCATAGGCAAAGTGACGGGCTTCGACCTTATTATTAGCTATCATATAATAGACAGCCGAAGTAGTCTTGCCAATTCTCCTTGCGTATTCTTTTACACTTATCCACCTCTCCATAATGGTTCTTACTTTTGTCCCGTACTACCATATCCGTTAGCACCTCTGTCGGTATCAGAAAGCTCTTCCACTTCTTCCCATTCGATTGGCAAGGTAATACCTATCTTAGCTTGGATTATTCTATCTCCTACCTCGTACTTTGGCATATCTGTTAACAAATGATAGAACACGGCTGATAAGCCCCCCCTAAATAGTTCATCCACAGTACCTTCGCAGTTACTAAGAACCATTCCCGTTTCCCAAACGCTGCTTCTTGGTCTAAGGTCAAGTGACAAATGAAAAGGACACTTGGATAAATCTATATCTGTGTTCAATCCCATGTCTATAGTAGAACCTTTCAATATAGTTTCCCAATCTCTTTCCATTTCTATCGCAATGCCTAATCCATACTTATAAACGTTAGGTGCAATTTCCTCGCATGAAGTAGCGTATAAGTCCCAGCAAAAGTCAGATGGGTATTTCTTGAATGGTGAAGGAACTGATTTATCCAGCTTCTTAAATTTTATCTTCATTGTAAAATTGGTTTTGATTACAGTGACAAAAGTAGCTGAAATTTTGGAAAGTTCCAAAAAATAGGACTCAGAATTGTGTTAAAAGAAAGAGAGAAAGTACAATTGTTACTCCCTCCCTTTCAGCTTAAAATAAACGAGATTATAAACTACAAGTTCACAATATCCACATAGTTAGATTCAACAACTTGTCCAATTCTCCAATCAGCCATTGAAGCGGACATAGCTTCTTTGACAGTGTTTGTTGCCTCTTCTGTTGTATCAGCTTCAACAATCAACATGCAAGGTGTCTTCTTCTCGTCGCCCTCGTCGTTTAGAGTAATGTAGTTGAGCTTCACTTTAAAGAGCTTTTTGTCCTCCTTGTCCTTATCTCCCAAAAATTCTTGGAAGTTTGTTCGTCCAACCGCAAGAACTGAGAACTCTTCTGCTTGGTAGATAGACAGTTCTTCATTCATCAGCTTTTCGCATTCTGTGCAACTCATAGCGTTTACAAGATACTTTTCTGTTACTCTCTTTTGCTTGCCTCTTTCGTTGATTTTCACGTAAGAAACTTTTGCTTCCATTAATTGTACTAACATGATTAATTCTTTTAATTGATTAAAAAATAAAGTTATTTATTCCTACCCATCCTATTACTCTGAATGGGCAGATATTGCTTATAATTTTGCTACTATATTCTGGCGAATACATGAACCAATTACCTAATAGATATTCCCCATGAAAAATCATCTTATTTTCGCATAGGAATAGAACTTCTTCGCCTTCTTTCGGTAAATACTGCTCTATTTTCGTAAATTCGATTTTATTTTCCACAACTAACTTGGATAAAAGGTATAACAATTCTGAAAGTTCAGTTTTACCAAATCTATGCTTCTCTCCTTGTGCCAATTAGGAACATAATTGCAGATGGCGAACTCTTTTTCTTTCTTTTCATATATATCTTCTAAGAATTGCTTAGTAGTCATTCTGTAGAAATCACAGTTAGGTGCTTTAAATACTTCTTTGCCATCTATTTCTTCTGGATTGACAGCAATAAATTTTGCATGGTCTTGAAATAAATAGCATTGTGGATTATAGGCACAACCAAAATCATAGACAGTATATTCTTTAGGTATGATTTTTGATAGATAGTAATATGTTTCCATAAAGCCTATAAAATCTGTTCCTATAGCACAATACTCCTGCTTGAAAACCCTATCTTTTTCTTCCTTTGGAATAAGAGATAGTACATAGTTTGTGATTTCTTGTTCGTTCATATCAAAAAGGTAATTCCTGCAATTCGCTACCAAACGGTAATTGATTGCTCATATTGTCATATATGTCTTGTAAGTCAGAAACATCAGATTCGGGTGTCGGTTCAAATGTCAACTGCGCTGGTTGCTCCTGCCAGCCATAAACAATGTTCTCTGATATTTCATTCTTTAGTCTACGGGATTCGACTTCGTAGTACATTCCTACCAATAAGTCTATCACTCCCATACTTCGGTTCTTACAGACTTCAATTACAGAGTTATATTTTAGATATGGGAGAACTTTGTCCTTTCCGAAAAACTCTCCTGCTCTCTGCTCAAAGTCTTTTCCTATTCGATGTATAATGATAACTGAATCTGCAAGGTTTGTTAAGTCTGCTGTGCCGGATATACTTTCTTTCCGTAAGAAACCGCCTTCTTTTCTTGGGTGACAGACGAGGATAACATGTATATTCTTTGCTTTGGCGTATTCCTTTAAGTCATTTATAAACCTTGTCTGCTGTGTGTACTTATCTCCGTCATAGCTATCAATCTGCAATGCCATTAAGTTATCAAGCACAACAAGCTGTGTCCCTTCATTCTCCACAAGTGTTTTTATGTCTGCAAACAGTTGTTGCCATTTACTTCCATAGTTGTTATTATAGAGAAACAGCTTACCTTCCAGCCATTTGTTGATTTGGTTAGATATGTTCTTTGGGGCATAGTAATAGTTTTCATAGCCCTCTTTTTTGCATACATAATTCTTGCCAGCCGCTATTTGGTCTATCCAGCTTTGAAAGCGAAAATCCTGCAATTCTCCCGACCAAATCCCGACCTTGTAACCACGCTGTACAGCATTTAGAACAACACAATCTATCCAAGAAGACTTGCCGCTATTCCCAGTAATGTTTATTCTACCTTCTCTTCTTAAAACAAGCATCCCACTTGGAACAGAAAAACAATACTTATAACCATCTTTTGTTTTATAAATAGGAAATTCTTTTTTAGGATTATTACTTGCAAATATAGAAACCATATTCCTTTTAGTAATTGTTAGACTATAACAAATATTCTTATAATGTTTCTGTCCTAATCTATCATCAATAGAAATAGTTGAACGATAACCACAACATGCAAAACAAAATTGAATAAAATCAATAGTTTTTTTACTAATTGATGAAAAATTCTTTCTTTTTGGAGTAATATAACCATCCCAATAAAGAATTTCATCACATATTATAGCCATCTGTTCTTTGCTACAATCATACCAAAAGTTTGAAAATTCCTTTTCTATTCTCGGAGCTTTAACGAGATAAGAATTATAACCTAAATCTTTAGGATTCCATTGATGCTTATTAATCGGCATATTTAGTTTGCCTAATATCCATTCCAATCTCTGTTTTTTTCTTTCTTTTTTTAGATTTATCCTACAAGTAGATTTATCCTTATATAAATTACAGAAATGCCCGTCACAAATTATAGCACACATTAATCTTATCTCAAATTCAGATAATGGAATGCCTTTACCCGAATAATTAAAAGTAGTATAAAACTTGCCTATAAATCCATGCTTAGACCCAGCATGTTGTTCTTTCAATTCAGCAAAAGTCTTTATAGCTAAATTATTTTTGGATGTTTGATAAACAATTCTGTGTTCATCACTAACACATTGGTTTACTCCATATTTGGACTTTATTAGAGATAGATAATCACATTCTTTTTTAATGTAGTCTGTTGGATAAACTAATTCTGCGCTTCCATCTTTATTGTATTGTAGAACTTTATCCCCATAACTATAATCAGATATTTTCTTCCATTCTGTACCATTAAAATATTCTGTATCACAATCTACACAACCAGATAAACCAGACAATACCGTAACATCTCCCATTAGTAGACCGATGATTTTTTTGTCAAGTTCTTTATATCCCGTAGGAATAGCCACCAACTTACTCATATCTACATACTGAACATCAGTCATAGCCAGCCACTTCTTTCCCTTAGTAGAATCCTCCTTCTTTGGTACAAAAGGTTCTTTCTTTTGGGAAGAGTAGTATTGCATCTTATGCTCGTGCCTTTGGTATTCCTTGTGGTCGTAAGCATCCGGCTCAAACTTCAACCGAAAGTCCTTCCACGTATATTGAGAACAACTTGAATGCAGGCACTTAAAGCCAAGTCCTCCATTAGACATTTCAAAGATTGCTGAATCCGGAGCACGGTGTGAACTATTGAATGGGCATTCGTCAAGTATGTACTTTGTAAACGATGATGTCCTTACAATGTTTCTTACTGAGATGTGGTGTTTATTCAGAAATGCTTCTAAGTCAAACTTCTCATTGCTGTAGTAGTTACTCTTACTTGGTTGTTCCGGCTTCGGGAGCATAGCAGCAACTTTGGCAAAGTATTCGTTTGGAGTTATTTTAACTTCATCTGGTATTCTTAGTATCTTACTTTCCCTTTGAGGACGTTTCTTGGTATTACTTCCCTTTCGACTAAATGTACCATAAAGTTTGCATACCCGGCTTGCATTATGTGTAGTACAATCTATTTCTACATTCGGATTAGAGAATAGCATATCAAGAACTTGCAGGAACTCTTTACAGATTGTAGTATTCTCATTGCTATTCTTCATGGCTATTTTGTACAGTAGATGGAAACCATTGCCGCTATCGCATACTACTGGTTTTTCTAAACCTTCATCCCGTAGGAACTTGAATACATTGTTGACTACTTCTTTCGCCATCTCCTTCTCTTCATCAGTTGAGTTTGTGTCTGATGGCTTCTTAGTATCTATGTCTATCAATATCCAATCTCTTCCAACAATGTCATTGTCAGAAGTAGTTGACTTTGGTTTGGTAACAATCCTATCATGCTGCTCTCTGTCATAACATGCTGGATTGATGGCATTCAATGTGAAGTAGATGTTACAGTTGTCATACTTCCTAATTTCGTTGAGCAGGGTGTTTACATCAGTAAAGTAGCCGGAATAAGTTCGTTTATAAGCATTGTCTACTATACGAACTTCGACCAATTCTTCACCCGATTTAAAGGTGTCATACCATTGTCTAATAGTTATTTCATTCATGGTAGTTCCTCCCTTAGTTTATCCAATAGTTCTTGTGCGCAGGCTTTTGCATAATCAATACTATCAGTACAAATATCGCTTGCTACGAATGTTTTTATCGTAATCCATCCGCACCACCAAGTATTCATTTGTACATCAAAGATGTTCTTATAAATGCCATAGTTTTCAATTCTATATTTTCTCATGCTGTTATTGTTTAAAGTGTTCAATCAGTTCGTCCACGGAGGCTTTATGCCACTTATCAAATAGTATTTCCGGTTTGTCTTGGTAGTGCATTCCTACTTTCAGATATTGGCATAAGAACCAATCTTCCCCATCCGTGAACCATTGGCTATCGTCTGTATCATATCTCAATGCAGCAATGGCGAGAAATAAAGGTTCGTTGGTTCTGCAATCAATACATTCTTTCCATCCTTTCCCGTCGGCTTTCGCTGGATTAAAAATGTTGTTGCATGACCAAATATTACCATCTTCAACCATTATACAATTATAGTATATGGCTTGTTTTACTTGTTTATACCCCAACTCTTCCAGCTTCTTCCGAAGCTCCGGTGTGTTTTTGAGTATAAATGCTGGTGTTGTAAATCCCATAGTTATTCTCCTTTCAGTTTCTTTATTAGTGCGTCAGCAAGTTCTACAGACCATGATACTACATCTGGATATAGTATGCCGCACTCAGTTATACCCTTTTTATGCTGTAGTTTAACAAACTCTGTAGAATAATCTTTCGCCAGTTCGTAGCGTCGCTTTTCCCAATCAATGGCTGAATTTCCAAGATTTAAAAAATCAAGTTCACACTCTCTGAAAACCTTATTATCACATACATATAGGTTATCTCCGTTATATAGCGCATTGATATTTATTCTCGGAATTACATCTATTAAAACTCCGGTTTCTTTTATTCTTGCTTTCATACCTTATTGTATTTTTCGTCACATTCTTCACAATGTAGTTTATAGGCGTATGCCAATGCTTTTAGGGTAATGGGTTCAATGGTGAAATCGTACTGATTATCTCCATATACGATAGATACAGCTAAATCCCTATCTACAAAATTAATGTATGCTATTGCATCATTATCTCCTCTTATTTGAATCGTTTGGGTTTCCATATCAATATTTCTTTTTAAGTTTTAGAGATAACATTACTCTATCCCATAAAACTAAATAGCTATCCCAATAATCCCCAAAGTTGAAATAGTACCAACTCATTTGTATATACCATATTGGCAGATAGACTATGAATATAGCGAGCCATAAAGGAGTTAACAGAAATCGAAGTATTAGTCTTATTTTACTCATATATCAATAATTTTTAGAAGTTACACCTAAACATAACACTTTGTCTGACACTCCGATATCATCAAATTCTAAAGTAAGATATTCAGTGTCGTAAGGATAAGGGTATCTGCATCCCTTCAATTCTTCGTCAGACAGTTTGCGCCTAACTCGCATTTCGATTTCATAATCATCGGAAAGATTATCAATGATTTTTCTAAGTTGTCCTACTTTCTTTAATTCCATATCAATCCCCTTTCTCTTTTATTCGTTGTTTTCTATAACAAGCCAATCATCTACTGCCATGAGTTCTGGGTCTTCTCCAAACCTAATAATATCATTTTTATCTGCCAAATAACCCAAAGGGCATGTTGAAGCAAGGCATTTTCCTTGGAATTTAATTCCAAAAGCTTCACAATGCTTATCCAAAATAAATCTTGCCTTTTTCAAAAACTTCTTGGCAAGCCTACGGTTGCATTTTATGTTTCTTTTAGTAAGTCTTATTGCCACAATTCTATAAGCTTTATGCCAGTCAATTATATCTCCGCTATAAATAAATTCTCCATCGTCACAATCCTTATGATTGCATCCATAACCACCATTTACTGATGTATCAGATGTAAAAAAGCCGCAACGTGAACATAGATTATCAATGTGAATTAGTTCTTCCATAAAATTTCTATTTTAATCGTTGTAACACATCTTTGTTCGCTTCGAGGATTTGGTCGAAGGATGGGATAAACATCCAGAAAAGAACGCTCCCATCATATGCTATTAAACTTTTATTCGTATAAAACTTACCTCCACAGTAAAACAAAATTCGATATTTATAGTCCTTACCTGCCACAAGCACCCAACACGAATATTCCGGTAAACGTTCTTCCACGCTTATCCACGGAGACTGCTTTGACAGCCATTCGACACCGGACTTAAAATCAACAATGCAGTACGGTTCACAATGATGTTGCCTATTTCTTTGGTCATTGGAATATTCCCTTGCTGCTGCTTCTACTGTCTGTTTCATAATCATTACTCTTCAGTTGATATTAAATCATCCAAATACGCCCATTCATCAATGGCATCTTTGGAACACTCGTAATCATCACATTCTTCATCGTCCCAGCATTGCTCTGTTACGTTCCAATAGCGGACACCGTAACCAGTTCCAGTGCTTAACTTTCCATACACAAGGCATGGTATCTGCGGATAATGTTCATTTTCGTATTCTCCATGAGCTTGTGGCACTTCATCTTTAGTCTTATGCCATACGCTATTGATGCGCCAGTTCGCACCGGCAATAAATCCGGATTTATAAATATTCTGCCCGACGATATTATATCCTTCAGCTCCTTGTTTGGCTGCTTCTTCTACTGTCTGTTTCATAACTTATTCGGATTTGTTTTACAATAATGTTGATTCTCATTCATTTTTAAAATATCGTTCAAATGTTCGTCTAAAAGCAGATGCTTATTACTAAAATTACCCGACATTATACGAGGCTCAATATTTTCATCTCTCATAAATTTCTGTATTTCGTATATATGAAAAAGCAAACCTTCACAATCTACTGCGTAGTATTCAATACCATCGTCATTGTTGGCAGATACTTCATAACCAATCCATCCACCGTTACCCATATAAGTATTTATCTCAATATTACGGCAAAAGCCATAACTGATAAGTAATAGCCTTAGTACATCTTTCCCACTCATACGCATTTCGATTTATCAATTTGTCCTATACGCTGTCTTTCAAATCCCTCTATCTGAGCGTCAGTAAGGTTATTCAGCCATTCATCAGCATACTTTCTGTACTTGGCATGATTGCATTTATAAAATTCCAATCTAAGCCATTCAGTAGTTATGTTCTTTTGTTCCATAATCATCTGGTTATAGTGGTTCTTTTATTAAATAAAGCCATAAGTATCAATGCAAAGGCGACTTTCAATAACCGCTTTTTACCAACAATTACAATATTGTCTTTAGTTATTCCGCTATCAGTCGTTATGCTGTACCATTTCCTATATGGTGGTAAGCACCTATAAATATGAATTTTAGAAAATATATATTTCATAATCATTAAATAAATGGTTCATCACTAAGATTAATTACTCCCTTGTCTGTAAACTCGTAGCCAATATATGTAGCAAAACTTCCATTTAAAACATACCAGTCTGTTTGGTTATCATCATCACTGTGTGCGAAAAGTAGGTCATTTGTTACATTTTTATCTCTCTTTAAGCCCACGAAATAGTTGTTATTGTAGAAACTAATTTCGGGGATATGCTTGAATGTGCTTGTATCTATACCATCGTAGATACCGTATTTCTTTTTAAATTTCTCGTCCATAATTATTCAATTCTATAAGTTTCTAACATACATTGTTCACATTGATGAAAAAAATCATTTTCTTTCAACTTTAAAGCAATTTCATAAGCTATATCATATGCCAGTTCGTCTAAATCCTCGTCCAAGTAATATGTCTCGTCTTGCAGGCAGGCAAAATCTTCATCTTGTTCAATTTGTTTTTTGAAGTAATCAAATCCCACTTTTTCATCTTCAAAGAAATCAGTCCATATCCAACTATCTTTGCTAATGTTGTCAAATTGACGTTTGAGGGATTGATATGCTAATTTTAAAAGTTCTTCATTCATAGTTATTCCCTCTTATTTAAATAAATCAAGTTGTGTATGTTTTTGAACTTTCCCAAGTATGAAGTCGCAAATGAAATTCCTTGCGTAGTCCGGTGAAATCATTGACCGTTCTTCGGAACAAATTCCTGCTTTCTTTCCCATTTTACTTTTCATTATTGTTTTAGTTTGTATTGGCTTCTGATAACTTCTTCCATTTGTTGGTTTACAGTTTACAAACCAATAAGCTGTTGGTTTTTTAAAATAGTCACCTCTTTTTGTTCTATCTTTGTCAATAAAAGTATAAGGTATGAAATTAGCTGGAAATAAAAGATAATGCGGCTGTGTAGCAGGATTTTCGACTATCAATCTTAAACCTTTCAAATCACAAACGGCAAACAATTTATATAATAGAATATAGAATTTATTTCTATTATTTATCCTTTCTAATACTATACTATATTGCTCTTTTTTATCTTTACAATAAAGATTATTACATGCCATTTGATAGTAATTGGCTTGCATAGCTTCAAAATAAATGCAGGGGAAGAAAGCTATAATTAAATCATCTTTCGTGATATTATTAAATATGCTTTCCTCTTCATCATATGCTTTTTCAATCTCTACAAACAAGTCTATCTGATAGTCAGTCTTTCCGAATGAATTTTGTATATCATAATCGAAAGATTCATATCCAAGTTTTCTAAACTCGTCACGGAATGTTGCGCTTTGTTCAAAGAAGCAATGTACTTTCCCTTTTATTTCCATATCATTTATCTTTTATATTTACCTCTATTGATATTTTATCAACTATTTCTTTCTTAAGAATATCTCTACATATAGGTGCTATAAAACCATAACCTCCATGTGTTTTACGGTTCTTGTTTCTCTTCCTGCGTTTCGCAATCTGCTTGTTTGTGCACCTATCATCTTTTGGGCGATATTTTCTCATTTTGGGTGCATCACACGGTTCTAAAGGAGAAATATCACTATATGGATTATAAATTTCATAATAGGTATTATCGTTCCAAGAAATTTCGTCCTGCATATTTTACCCCTCTTTCTTTTTAAGACTTATATCAATTGACAACCTATCGGCAATTTCTTCCTTAATTATCTCCCTGCACAAATTCCTTATCATAGAGTAATCACCATGTCTTTGTATCTCGTTGGAAACCATACAACGAACCCACCTCTCTATATCAACGTCGTTTCCATATGTGTTTTGAAAGATACGTTTAACCTCCTCTTTCACAATTGGAACCATAATTTCCTTTATATCCTCTTTAGTCAACTTTAGTTCGTTGTGGATATAGTTCTTCACTTCTCTGTATCTATATTTACCCATAATCAACCTCCATTATTCATAAATCTATTCATCCAGTCTATAGCCTCTTCTATTGATTCAACGTATCTGTATTCTCTTGTTACACAACGTTGCATATATTCAAAACATATTCTTCCGTAATCGTCAAAATAGATGTTATACGCTCCGTAGTCATTTGCTCCAGTACATGGAATCCCAATCTCCAAAGCTTTTTGAACGTCTTCTGCATTGCAAGACATATAAGCATGAACTACATCACTACAATATACTCCTTCTAATCCTCTTAATTCTACTATTCGTTCCATATCATTACTTGTTTGTTTCTAAATGTCCGTTTTCAATCACCCAACACAACATCTGATAGGCTGCATTCATAATATCCGGACTATACTTCGTGCTTAGAATAGTACGGGTGTAAGAATCCATGTACACGAAATACCACAAGTCAGCAGCAGGATATATATGCAGCATACATATATTGATAGAAGGCGGTAACTTCTGTATGATATCCTGCAAAGTATAAGTAGGAAAGCAGCCAATTAAATTCCCAAGTTTTAGATAGCATCGTCCATAATTATACTTCATATCTTCTGATATATTTGGGTAGCATTCATCATGCCAACACATACTTGCATCGCTTGCATCTAATCCAAGCTCCTGCAAGTGCTTCATCTGCTCAATTGATAATACTTGTTTTGATTTCATAATTCGTAAGATAAAATTACAACCGTTAATGCAATGAAAATGATTACTACTATCAAGGCGATAGATAGACATCCCTTTTCGTATTCTTCATCTTCCGATGGTGTGTTTTCGTTATACCAATCTAATGGATGTTTTAATTTCATTTCTCACTCCTTTCTTTCTCCTTTTTAGCTTTATCACAAGACAACTTCTTCATTACATACGGACAATCGCAATTCCCGTATCTTTCGTTATACCAACAACAATAGTCACACTGGTGCATTATTTACCCTCCTCCACTTTTTCAAAGTAAACATAGTTTTTATCTTTTCTTTCATAAGCGGCGCATTTAGGACCGCCACATGTTACATTACCCTCTTTAAAAAAGAAACACTTTCTACATTCTCCCCAAGGCGACATTTTTCTAACCTTCAATTTGATACCATTATACTCAAAAACTTCTCCGATTTTTATTTCTTGTATCATAATCATATAAGTTTTAAACTTTCTCTAATTCCTGCTTCAAGTGCTTCCTCGTAGGTATTAAATTGATTGGTGAAGCAATTTTGGATGATATGTTTATGTTTATTGCTGCCAACGACATATATATCCCAATAATAAAATTCTACTTCGGTTTTAACGACTTCTCCTATCTTATTATAACTCTCTACTACTTTAGGAGTAGAGAGTACATGTAGGTTCTTGGTTTCACGCAGCCACTTTTGGGCAATGGATTGAGTTGGAGCAGAGATAGAGTAAACGTCTGTATTATAATTCTGGGCATCGTAGCTTTCATCTATCTCATACTCAGGACCACTACCTCCTTTATACACCAATTCATAAAAGCTACTAACATCTTCTTTAAATCCTGCCGCCTTTAGTAGCTTCGCTGTCTCTAATGTTACAAATTCTTCTGTCATAGCTGTATAAATAGTCTAATTGTTAGAACAATGGTCGTAATGATAAAGATTAATGCGAAATATTTCCATATTTTTACAGTAGCCTCTAAACCGTGCTTCCGTTTGTCAAACTCACTTAAGGCATAATTCAAAGCCTCGTCTTTCAATCCCTTAAGCTTATCATTCAAAGCCTCGGTTATATCGTCTGCGATAGTATGCTTCACCCTTTCTGACACGGATTCCGGATAACCCCTCTCTTCATAATTCAATTCATTCAACAAATCATAATGAAATATATAAGGTATTCCATTCACTTCGTAGGAAAGTTTGATACCGCTATCTTTCACGTATTCCAAAAAACGCTTTTCCACCATTGCTTCTATTTCGCTGTCTATCATTTCAGCCTTTTTCTTTATCCGGTAAAACTCCTTTTCGTCTACAATGAGTATCTGGTTTTCCGGCTTCATTACATGTATATCCATTACTTGTTAACCCTCCCTTCATATTCTTCCAGCCATTGACGATAATATCGTGCTTTCCTTACATCTGCTATATTCTTTATCTCAGAATAGCAATCATAAAAGAACAACTTATTTATAAAATCACGGTTGTAATGTAATGCACTACTACCATCTCCACCACTCAAAAAGGCATACCCGTTTTCCCATCCGGGGTCACGACCTATGTATTTATAGGTGTAAAGTTCTCCATTCTCAGTTATTTGTGCAAGCTTGTCCCCAAACTGCAACTTTTCAAATTCTGCTTTCTGTATCATAACTTTGCTGGTTTATTGGTGAATACTATGTCTTTATCAAATTTGGCACATTGCACATAATCTCTTCCGCTTATTGCCATATATGGAACTTCTTTCTTTGGTTCGTAATGGGCGAAATGTTCTGGAAACCATTTTAAATCAATCCTATCTCGCATCATAACCAATTCCCCAATTTCAAACTTCGGTTCGGGCTTTGGCTCGTTGTATATTTCCCAATCAGTAGCAAAGATATAGTCTATACTGACACCATCAAACTTATTGTCACAATCATCATAAACAATATCCTTGTTTTTCAAATAAATATAGCCAGCAGTCCAACTCGCTCTTTTCACCTTGTACCCTTGCTTCATCGCTTCAAGGGCTTCACTAAATGTCATATTTTCTGTTTTCATAACTTTATGTTTTAGTAATTATATCAATCCAATTCTTTTTAGTCTTTTCCTAAAATTTTTCTCATTTAAGGCTTGTTCATAATAGCAATCCGGTTCAATGACTGTTTTAGAAGTGGTTACTGGTTTCATATTCAACCCTACAGATACTTCCTTAACAATTTCAGCCCTCTTTATTTCTTTCGTTTTTTGATTGAAAGAAAATAATGTATGACCCGGAACACATCTAACTTTATTCTTTAGTTTATATTCCGCTTTCTGTTTCTGTAGATATTCTATCTGTTCCTTAGAAAGATTATCTTTTGTTATAATAGGTACTATATCCATTTTAGTTATTCCTCCTTAATTATTCGCTCATTTATAATAAACTCTCCATGAATATCAATGGGAAGCATATTGGAAACACTCGCATGATAAGTCTTACCGTCCATTGCCTTACATAGTGGATGTATTTCTTTAGGCATAGGGGCAGGACATTTTTTACAATGTCTTATCATTTCAAAATGTCTGTTTTCCTTATTGCCACAACATTCACAATGAATTGGATAGTAAAAATAAGTACGTTCCAACTGGGTTTCTTTTCCACATATTTCGCATCTGCCCCATTCTATTGAATTACACATGATTGTTCCTCCTTCTCTGTTTTAATATCTGTTACTTTACCACGATTGACAAAATATTCATCTTTACCTGCACCAAACATATCACAAATAAGATAGTCGCTATTATCGCATTTATTCCGTAATGAACATTTCGAGCAATCATTACGTTTTATTTCTACTAATTCATGCAGTTCTCCGTCAATTATTATTCCGTTATTTACTTCCATAATCAAATACAATTTCTCATATACGTTTTCCTATCAATCATACCGTTTTCTGATTCTTCTACCAAGTCAAAGAATGTATTAGCATAACAAACATGCTCGTCTATCATTATACATATCCCATCAGACGGATAATATTCACATGAAACATTATCATCCCAATCTGTATGTTTTTGTGCTTCTTTGGCTATATCATCACAAGCAATCATATACTCTATGTATTTATTAGATGCTTTTCTTATTTTATCAAATATATTTCCTTTCATTTTCTGCTTCCTCTATTTATCGTTAAAATATTTTTGGTTCTTCATCGTATGGAGATTTTACTTCAATTTCAGTTATTACTGTAACCTTATCCATGTCGTACTCGTTTGAACCAATTAGAAACTCACCGTTTTCTATAAATTCCACCCTTGTAATATGAGATTTATAGCCTTCGGTGGATATCTTTACATCTCTATCTAAATCTGGTGCAGTAAGCAATAAATGCGCTAAATCTCGTATTGTCATTTCGTTTCCTCCTCTATTTCTATGTTAGTCACTTTGCCACGATTGATAAAACCTAAACAAGGATGAACACTACATAACCATATAGAATGTCTATTTTCAAGTTCATCGCAGTAATATTTTAATGAACAATTCATACATGGGATATTTTCATTCGTTTCCATTTCATGCAGCACTCCGTCAATGATTATTCCGTTCTTTATTTCCATATCTAACAATTTTATTTTTCTTACAAAACCTTATTGAATACCTCACCGCCTTCTGTATGTCTTCGTACTCATTTATGCTATATACGTTGTATGTACGGAGTTTTCGCATAATTTTCTCTTCTATAAAAGGAAGTATCTCTTTCTCAAACATTCTTCCACTCTTTACTTCCATATCATTCTACTAATTCAAAATGAACATTGATATTGTCTAATCTCTCATTTTCAGAACAAAATCCAAAGTTTTCTTGTTTCCATACTAAGGCTTCATAACCTTTATCGCAAATCGGTCTAAAATAGCAACCGTCACACGAAACTTTTTCATCATGTACAACTCTGACTTGATTATATCCAACTTGAATAATATCTCCAATTTTTAACTCCCTACGCTTCATAATACTCTTTATTTAATGTTATATCATTTGTATTTTTCGATTTTCTCGTCCAACTCCTGCAATCTCTTATCTATGTAGGAAGAATTGGAATTTTCGCTCCTATAAGGGCTTTTATCCGATAGGAAAAAATCTTTCTGTTTGTCGGATAATGAATAGAATCCGTCCCAGCTATGACAGATGGCTTCGTTGACAATGGCGCAAGCAAGAATAGGGTTTCCATCAGAATACTTTTCTAACTTGGAATACATCATCTTTGCACCTCGTTCCGTCTTGTACTGCTTCTTGATTTCGTCCTTGTAGTCAAGCCAAATGCTCCAATAATCTTTCAGTTCCTCACTGACATAGGACAAGTCGGCACGGACATCAAATTTAACCTTATTACTCTTTTTAGAACATTTTTTAACGCCATCATTATATTCTAATAAGGGATTGACATTGGCATGCTCTGCATTGTCTTCCGCTTTCTTAGATAATACGATAATATTATCTTCTTTAATTGTATTATTACTTGTATTAAGTATGTTGTCGTAAAGTGCAAGGCAGGGTTGCTCTAAAGTGCAAGGCTGAATTGTTTTTAACTGCAAGGCTGATTTGACATACCTTCTTCTGCCATCAAATGCTGTTTTAATGACATATCCTTTTTTAATCAATGATGAAAGGATTTTATTTGCTGTTGTTTCACTCACATTCAAAAGATTGGCAATATATTCATTGCTAATAAAACAGTCTTTATCCTTGGTAGTAAAGCTGTCTATCTCCAACAACAATATACGTTCATTCCAAGAAAGATTTTTATCTTCCCAAATTTCAATTGGAATCCAAATTCCTTTAGTTTGTCTTTCCATAACTTCAATGTTTAATGATATACCTTCTAAATGAAATGGTGGCGAAGTCCGAAGGTATGGAAAAGAGACTTGTCAACTGGTAGCTACTCCAGCCTATCGCCACCACAAATATAAGAATGTTTTTCAATAAATACAAAAAGCACCGAGAAACTCCCAGTGCTTTAAGCTTTGCTGTACACTGGCAGGCTGCACGATTGCAGGTAGAATGTGCCAATGTAAGCTATATGTTGAATTGCTATTGAATCCTAATATCGTTTATCACCGAGCATTCTACCTCTCGATTGCAATGCAAAGAACGCTGTTATTTTTGAAACTTCCAAAAAACAAGCCAAACTATTAACAATTATTAATCATCCATCTCAAATAGGTTCTTCTTGATTTGCCAATACTCTTTCAATTCAGGCACGCTGATAACTCCCTTGTTGCTATTAATGTTATACACTTGGAAGTACAGAATTGTCTTCTTGCTTTTGTTGGCATATACTTGCACGAAAAGTCCAGTAAACAACTCAAACTCACCTTGCATGAATTGTTCCGCTTTGAATGTGCCTTGTATCTTATGTCCGTCTTGGGTTATGGTACAAGTCATATCCCGGTTGAACTTCATTCTAACCAAGTTTGGCGGTGTACTTACATTGTCGTTGTGGTCTTGTACATACTGTACAGTCCATGTACCATACAAATAGTTAAGCTGGCTCTTCCAATCTGTTTGCGCCTGCATACTTGCCATCAGTGAAAGCAAGCCAATCAATGTCATTACTAACTTCTTCATTGTTTTATCAGTTTTTCGATTATTGTTCTTAGTTCCTTCTCCCAATCCTTGTTCCCGTGCATAGGATAACTTAGCTGATGCCAATTATGGTAGTCAAATAGCTTCATCCGGCATGGGTAGTAATCAAACAGCTTCTTCTCATTGTGGAATACTCTGATATGCTTTCCCTCATACTCTCCGATATTACTCGATTTAAGTTTATAGGCTGCCAAAATTTCGTTGAACTTCTCCATTGGAGTAAATATACTCTTCGCCATAATTCAGTCCTCCTTTTCGGGAGTATAACCTCCCATGAGTCTATAGTTAGGTATCAGCTTGTCGATGCTCTTAATCTCAAATCGTGTATAAGTCACACAATTCGGATATATCTTACAAAGTCCGTTGATTATATACTTGTCATTGAAGTACATTTCAAGCTTCATGTGTACCTCGGATGCGGAATATTGCCTTTTGTCAATAAAGAATATCCCGTCTATTTCACTTGAAAATCCTCTGTTTGTAACTCTGAACAAGTCGCGAAGTTCTTGTATCACGTCTTGTATGCTAATCGGTTGTTTTTCCATTTTCAAATCAAATATTTATTATTGCTACTGTTAATGCTATGAAGATTATTGCTATTATTGCAGCACTTGTCAAGCATCCTTTTTCGTATTCATCCTCATTTTGAGGAGTATTTTCATTATACCAATCCAATATATGTTTCATACCTCAACTTTTACATAGCTATTCTCCTTTCAGCTTTTTAACCAATACATCAGCCATACTTACGCTCATGTCAGCTATGGCTATTATTGATTTGTTCTCATATTGTGGATTATTTAAAAGTGTTTGCATTGTTGCTATTGCAGCATTTATCCTAACCTCTTCCCAATCCCGTTCTTTTGCTTCTTCCTTCACTTCATCAAGAAGAATAAGTTCACCACCTAAGAAGGACTGACTGCCATCCTCTGTTACGTAAATGTTGGTATATTCCTCAGCCTTTATTACGTCAATTGTTTCTTTGGTTGCTATTAATATTGCTTTCATCTCTTTATAGTTTTAGTTTACAATTCACTGCCTGCTATTACTGTTTCATTTGACAAGTCAGCCCGTTCTATTACTGATACAATTTTAGAATCTCTATAGGAACGAAAATGACTTTTTACTACACGATACCTTAATTTGACCCTATCCCCAACTTTTGGTGCAGTTGTCATATTGAAAGCACCGCTTATCATTTCAAAACCATGCCATTTATTCAGATACGAAAAATTTTCATTTGCCGCCAGTTCTTCGGAATCTATTTTAAATTTCCAATTGGCAAACCTATTATATCGCTTCAGAATATCAACTATAGTACCTTCCCAATAATAATACTTGGGCTTTTCTCTAATAGCTTTCATACGCGCGATATTTGACCTTCTTTTTAGTTCTGCTTTAAGTTGCTCATTTGAGTAGTCGGAAAGCTCTAATTCGTCTTGTATGGAATGAATTACAACGTCTACTACAGCATCCTGCCTATTGGCAAATACAGAAAGAAGCTTTTCCCTTACTTCTTCTTTACTCTCAAAGACAATTTCGTCTATCTGCATCTTTACATTAAAGACGTTACCCTTTTGTGTTATTAGGGCAATTTGAAGTATTCTCATATCCTTTTAGTTTATAGGTTATTATATTCTTTATATTTAGAAATTGAATTGAACGTAGCTTGTACGCGGCTACTAATATACTGATAAAAATTAGCATTCGTAAAGTCAATGCCGATAAACAATTTGTTGTTGTTTCTATTGGCTTCCTGCATGAGTTCCTTTATTTCCGCTTT